TTTTGTATGCACGATAAACATATGGTAGTGCTTCGTTGAACCTATCATCGTAAATTTTCTTCACAAAACGCTCGCGCAATGAGTCTACATCCACTGTTTCGTCCATGTCATTGTAACGGCGATCACACATGTCTATTAGTAATTCATGGCCTTTTCGACCTTGAAAACGTTTCAAATTATTTTTAACTTCGTTGTAGCGATAAATGGCTGCTTCCACCATGCCCGAAGTTTCAGCATCTTCAAATGTTCTATTTTTCATCGAACGCACAAAATGGCGCATGCTGGCCATTTCTTTGACCATTTCGTTAATTAATTGACTACCTTCGTCGCCAATGTTACCACCGTGGCGTAAATGATTGGCTGTAGCTCTGGCACCATGTAAATTGGTATGATCTAATAGGAATCTTTCTCCAACTGGAGTTTCGATGAACACATGTTCTATTTGTCTGGCTCTTGCACCGTGCCGTTCTGGATCAATTTGATCTCTGTGCTTGATAATAAGTTTGTGTTCGCCTACATCACCGAAACTTACTCTGCGGTTATTGCCGTGTCCGTACAATCTTCCTTCGGCAATGGCCAATTCTTCTTTATCGTAAGTGGCGTCTGATACACTCTGTTGTTTAATGTCTTTAAGATCTAAATTACTACGATTAATATCCCTAACATCAAAATTCAACATGTTACGTCTTGCAAACTCGCGGAGCCCACGCAAAAATTTATACCATTCTGTTTCTTGTTCTTCGTCCAGTGCTTCGGTAATATTTGCGCCAAAGTAGATTTTTAAACTGTCTTCATCTATTAGACTGATAGTAACATTACCAAAATTCTCACCATCTTCGCTGATGTAATCAAAATTTAGAAATCTTGCTTTTTCTGGGTCTGTAACTCTTTGGGCATTTTCGTCGCCAATATTCACATGATCAAAGCGAGCACGTATTTTGTCAAATAAAGCAGCTGATATTTTATCTAATTCACGCATAATGTATTATTTATGGCTATAGTTACCAAAGTAAGTGTAACTGCTAAACCTGGATTGTCCTGCTGCCAGAACCACAGGCACAGCATGCCATTGATCAGGATTGTTTAACATTATATACCCTGTATTTGGTTTGTATTTAAATTTATACCTTACTTTCCACGGCACGCTATTATTGTAATAAAATACTGTTCCAAAATTTTCAGGACCGTTTTTTAAATATAGCTGCATAGCATTTGGCAAAGTACCATCTAAATGAATATCTGTGGTAAAACCTTCTGTATCATACCAGAAACTGCTCCAACAATCATATTCTACTAATTCTATTCCAATCGTGTCAGCTATTTGCAATCGCACTGAATTTAAATAGGGATCTACGTCGTTTAAAACACATGACGCGGGCGGAATCAGCTTCTTTCTTTTCCATACTTCTTGCCCAGATTGTAATTCCCAATCCAAACTATCAAGATCCAATTGTTGTATCGCGCCGATTATATTGTCAGGTAAGATATCTTCTACAAGAAATAAATCTTTTTTGTCATCGACAGCAGTTATTTTCATACCAATATAAATGGCATTGGTGCCAAGTAGTCATCAGTTTTGTCACGTAATTTTTCATCAAGCTCTGCATCAAAACTTTGCAAAGCCTGTATTACTCTAAGTACCAATAAAGTGCTTGATACCAAATCGTCCGTTTCTCCAATTTTGGCTGCAAATCCTGCGCCACTGGCTACAAATGTTTTTAGCTCGCTAATTAAATTTTTACTGTTTAGTGTCATTTTGTTGTTTTCAATTAAATTTTTCAATTTGGCGCATACTGCTAATTTTGTTTTATTTGTAGTTGTAAATCCTTTTCTATGAAGTCTTGCTTGCCCGGCTTTTATAGGTTGGCTTAAAAATGTTCCTTTAATATTTTCTTCGCCAAATTCTGCTATAACTACCAAGGCTGCTTCACCTAAGGTGTTATTCTCTACACTATAGTATATGTCATTGGTAGTACCAACGGTATCGTATATGTACTCACAAATTTCTTTAAGAATAGCGATTTGTCTTTGCACAGGTGTCTTGTTGTGCTGCCACTCGGCCACTTGTACCATCGTAGGCAATTCAAAAACTTCAATTGCTGCATAGTCGCCTCCTGTTCCTAAACTGGGATCAAGTCCAATCACATATGTTTTGTTTCTCTGCGGTTTTTGAAACCACCTTACTTGTCCTTGTAATTCAAGCGGCTCTTTACTCACCAGTTCTGACAGTTTAATTGAGTTAATCAAGGTTTCGTCATAGATCAAAAACTCACACCCGTGCTCGCGTCTGAAACGTTCTTCCCCAATTCGACCAATCTCTTCTTGTTTCCATTGTTGGTCTCTATCTGGATGCTCCCACCAGCTGGCCTGATATCCTTTAAATCCATTTACGCCCAAGCCATCTGTTCGTGGATTTCCAAACTCATCAATGGTTTTATTTGCCTGTTTCCATATAAACGCAAATTGATCTTCATCACTATTAGGTGTACTGGTAATAATTGCTTTACCTCCAGTGCTGAGTGTCGGTGATATTGAAGTCCAAAACTCTTTGGCAATTGTGGGTCTAACGAATGCAAACTCGTCACAGTATAGTAGGGTAATACTCATACCTCGGCCGGTAGTCTCTGTTGTTGTTTGGCTTACAATGCGACTTCCATTTTCAAAATCAATTGATCCTTTGTTATAGCTGGTAACACCTGCCCTGATCCAGTCTGGACATAGTTCGTAGGCATAACGAACACGTTGCATGATTTCTTGGGCACCGGTATACTTGTGTGCTGCAATTAATATGGTTGAATCTGGTCTAAACATAGCAAACCAAAGCAAGTATCCTGCGGCACTTGTGGTTTTGCCGGTTTGTCGAGGCATCAGGCTGATGCTAAATCTATTATTGTGATAAGTATCTATAAGTTTCCGTTGATACTCAAAAGGTTGATATAGCATTTTTCCCCGAACCGGGTGCTGAATGTAGAAATAGTTGCTCATAAAGTATTCTGGTCCCGATTCAGGATCAGCACATCGCATAAACTCTACAATTTGATCCTCAGAAAAGTTGACCTTTTGGTACGGACTCTTTATAATAGTTGTATCATTGGTTTTCATATAAATTACTTATGTCACATACTTTACTTTTGAATAAAGATTACACTCCAATTAGTGTACTCCCGCTAAGTGTTATCCACTGGCAACATGCTGTCAAGCTCATGTATCTGGGTAGAATTCAGGTGATTGAAACATACCCAGACTGGATTATAAGGAGCGAAAAGCTTGCTATCAATGTGCCCAGTGTTGCTATCACTCGCGAATATTTCAATTTTAAACGCAAGGTCAACTTCACAAGATACAACATGTATCTACGCGACCTTTATCAGTGCCAGTATTGTGAAGATACATTCGATTTCCAAGATCTTACGATTGATCACGTTACCCCTATAAGTCAAGGTGGCAAAACTGAATGGACCAATTGTGTAACCAGTTGCAAAGCCTGTAATTTTAAAAAAGCTGACAAAAATTTTATGAAACCTGTTCGCAAACCATATCGCCCGGATTATTGGGCATTAGCGGCGGCATGGAAAAACAGTCCATTTAGAGTAAAAGATCCTAAATGGAATCAGTATTTGGGTAGAGATGCTGCGGCAGCTTAGAGTTAATTAGTTTTTCTAATTTTTCTAAATAGGGTTGTGCTATACTACCCGAAAAAAAATGTTCAACATTTTGTTTTCTACGTGCCGAAGTTTGTGCAAACAGCATATTTAGATCTTGATTGATTAACTTATTAACAGATTGGAGTACCGCGTCCATTCTAATTCTCCAATCTGCAATCGTGTCATAGCTGTGATCAACTATATCGTCATAGACATCTATTCCTGTTTCGCGTAAATATTTTATAATTCCCTTTGGGCCTGCAATTATAAAGAACTGGCCGCTTGCAATTGGTTTCCATGTTTTTTCACTTATAAACAAGTTGTCCTCAATTGATGTTTCTGTAACAAGATTTACAAAAGATTTTTTATAGGCGTCGTGAGATATTGATAAATCATTACTGGATCGTTCCGGAAAACTATGTTTTTCTTGTTGGAAATAATGAGATAGTTCTGATCCGCAATTGGTATAATTTAAATCGTAATGAGAATTATTATGAAATGAATACATAACATCATTGTAATCCATTTTTATTAAATTTCTGTAAATATACCACCGATGTTCGTGCGGATTCCCGTTAAGACAACTCATTATACAATTTCTTGAATAAGTGAAATTATTTCTTTCCCATTCACGCATTCCATAAATTTGCCAGAACGGATAATAAATTACTGACTCGTCGTGTATTCTTGGGTCAGGATGTAAAATTATTACTGAATCGGAAGTTTGCAAAAACTTATGATAAGCTTGTTTATCAAGTTCAGTAAGACAATTCTGTGATAGATCAACTATGTTTACTTTATTACTTTGATAATTTAAAGAATCAATATCTATCTTTTGATCTAAAAAATCGTATGTTAAATTTGACGGAACAACATGAGCATAAAGTTGATCAACTAAGACTCTCATATTGGCCGTTCACCAGTTAAATATGGCTTGCTGAACCAAAGTTTAAACCAAGCATCAGTACCGGGGCGAATGTCATGTTTTTTCATGAGTTCGCCTTTTTCATTTCCGGTAACAGAGATATTACTACCCGGAAAGCCTTTGTACTCCTGCATCACTGCACGGTTACTAATACCAGCTAATACTCGTAATTGTTCAATATCATTCATCTACTTGCCTGGCCAAACAATAGGCTTTAATTTTTTCTTCTCTATGATGAGTTATCACTTGTATAACTTCGTCGCATTCTGCTAAAGTAGGATAACTGTTCCATGCTCTCCATACTCCATCATCAACCACTAACACCATTAGAACAAAAATCCATTTCATTTAATGATCACTGTAAGGCACAACCGGACGATCGTCATCAGGTGTGTCTGGTCCTTTAGTTACACCATGACTGTTTGGCTTCACCATAATACTCTCTTGCGTATCCATTGGCAATAAGTTGAGCTCGCAAGCTTTGTCCATCAAGAATCATGTCGCCTAATACTCGCCCACCAAACTTGTCCCAACCGTAAAGCACTACCTGACGCTTGACTGATTTGGCCACTGCATTTTTTGTAAACGCTGTGGCTGCTTCACCTCTTTGTGCTTCGCTTGGACACATGGCTCTATGGCCTTTTTCAGGAGTATCCACTCCATAAACACGCACAGCCAACTCGGGCTTGAGTGGAGCTGGCAAGAATGGAGCAGCAATGACTACTGTGTCGCCATCGTTTACTCTCACAATTTGTGCATCATACATAACACCTTGTGGTTGTTTTTGAGCAAGTGCAAGAGTAGGTGCTAATAATAGAATTGCTAATAATTTTTTCATTGATTTTCCTTATAAGTTTCTGTTTGTATTGTAAGTGGCTGTTTGGCCTTGTGGGTTTGTAAATTTGGCAGTTACGATAGCGGGATTTCCTTGCTGAATATTTTTTCCTGCACCCTGGAACATGGCACCTTTATCTACTTGTAGATCAGCTTTACCAACATCAGGATCGTCGTAGTTGGCTGAAATTTGAGTGGTAGGAGTCATTTGTCCTTTATATCCTGCTTGAGTGTGTGTGCCGCCAACCTTTAATTTAGGGTCCACTTGGTAATTGGCTGAAATTTGATTGGCCGGGATTGCGGAACGGTCATGCGTTGCTTTGAGATCCAAGTCCCCAATCTTGGTTTGCATTGCAAGATTTTTTGCTGTAGGATCAACAGTCACGCTTGTGTAGTCATCAATGTTTGCAGTGACAGGTTGTTCGTCAAGAATATCTAAGTATCGTCTAAAAAATCTTGGATCGCTCATTATCTTCTAATAAGTTGTTTGAGTCTATCTAATTCTTCGTTGGTACCTGTTGCTGCCGCTTGCATTTCTGCATCAGTTGCCTGACGAGTTGGATCTAATCCAAAAAGTTCATTTGCTTTTGGTGAAAACCCTGCGCTACGACCTGTACCCCAATCTTTTTGATCAATCATGTCTTGACCAACTTGAGCTGCCTGTGCGCCACGTTCCTTAAACGCATTGCCACCAAAAATATAATTGTATTCATCATCAGGCAATGATTTAATTGCTTCAAAATCTTTACGGGCTTGTGCTTGTTGTTCCGGTGATGCTTTTAGGTATGCGGGATCTTTTGTTATATCTTTGGCATTAGGACCTCGATACTGACTTGCAAATTGTCCAAGTTTTTTTGCAGCATCATCAAGACCAGAATCAGCAGCCAAATTACCCATTGATCTAATCAAGCTACCTACATAGGCCGATGATGGATCACGACCTTGCATTGCTGCTTTACCTGCCTCCCAACCACCTCTTAACATTGAACCTTGTGCATAACTTCTTGTTTTATCGGCCACATCTTTGCTGATTAATCCTTGTTGTACACCTTGATCAAGTTGTCCCGATATATCTTTGTAATTTTGATATTGTTGCCCTACTGCATCCTTGGCCTGTTGAAATTGGCTTGGTTCTTGACTGGTATTAGCTGGCTGCTGCACAGGTTGTTTTATAGGTGCATTAGGACCAACACCTGCAGGAGGGCCTTCTTTTAATATCTCTAAATACTGTCTAAAAAATCTTGGATCTGTCATTACCAACTCCTACATGACCAGTACCTTGCTTTCCATCTTGGTCCTGGATTGGCGCAATTGTGTCTTGCTCTGAAACTTTTACGACGGGCTGGATTTGACTTTTTGATTGTCATGTTAGGATCGCCAAAGTTCACTTTAACTACATTACCTTTGGGTCCTCTTACATACACTTTACTCTTCTTAACATCGCCCTTCATCTTCTTGCCTAACGGAACTTCACGACCTTGATATTTGGCTTCATTGGTTGGTGCTCTGAACTGACTCATTGGCCCTTGAGGCATGGCTGTTTTTTTACCAAACATAAGATCTGAATCATATTTTGCTTTGGCTTGCGTATAGTTCATCCAAGGGGCACTTACATCTTGCTGAAAGTCATCGTCGTAATCATCATCTGTTGATCGAGATATGTAATAATCGCCTGCGCCAGTTTTGGGATCTCTTGCAAACGAAGCAGATGTAAATTCCTGCTTGTGTGTACTATCTCCTTTAGACGAGCTGCGATCTTGTGATCTATGAGTATCAATCACCGACATTGACGTTTTAGTAGGCTTTACCGTAGGAGGAGATACCATGCTGTAACTGTCATCATCGGGGTTGTATTTCATCACCGAACCGTCTTTGTTGGTCATGGTATCTTGTCCCCATCCTTCGGGCGCCTCATGCACCATGTAGTCTTTGGGATCTTTTTTGTTTTTTGGCTCGGTTAGCGGCTTAGTGTCTACCGCATCGCGTGTAGGACGAGCAGGTGGTGTGGCACCTGAGTCTTTGTCCATGAGGTCGTCATCGGAGCTTTTGTCTCTGTTCACATTTGAATGTATTGGACTGATAGAATCTCGAGCAGTGGGCATGTTTGAATCTTCTGTTATATATCCAACATGCGTTAAAATTCTCATCATGGTGTCGTCTGCTTCTAATACTATTCCATCCTCAAACACATCAACAATATAAGTTTCGAGCAAAGTTTCGTCTCTGGCTATTTCTAACTCAAAAATATCCCCAACAGCAGGATTTCCTTCTGTCAGTTCTGCTTCGTTGAGATATTCGCGAAACGTTTTCATCACTTGCCACCTTTCCATTGATCAGGTGGTAATACTTTAATTGGTTCGCCGTCTTTACCTACCACTTCACCTTGGTCTCCGTAATACCTTTCTTTTTGCTTGGTCTTACGCATTTCCAATTGATCATACTCTGGAGTTCCAGGTTTATACTTTTGTTGCATAGCTTCAAGATCACGAAACTGCCCGCTTCTTCTGCGTATACTGTCGTCTGTGTTAAAAAGATCTCCAACAAAGTTAGATACACCTGTTTTTACATCTTCCCAACCTTCGTCAACTTCTTTGTCTTTACCAAAGTTTTCTGTACCTGTTCGCTCACCAGGTATTTTCATACTGCGTGGCCCAGTTACACGAGATTCTGGCGATTCAGGTTCCATTGGTATCTCTTGACTGGCACGATCACGTTTTTTACCAGGACGGAAAAAATTTGAGGGTAATGTTGCTTTTACTCGTCCTGTCTCAGGATCTGTAGTAGTTGGAATAGGTTCTTCGCGAATCAAGATGCTCTCAAGGATGTCGTTTAAGTCTTGATCAAGCATGCTTTCAGACATTGGATTGTCGCCGGGGTATTCTTTCTTGTACTGGCGTTTTTCTCTGTTGAGATCATTGCCTTGACGTAGAATACTATCTACGGTTTGATATTCTTCGTCGGGTGTGTTGCTATGACGTGTAATACGCTTCTTCTTGGCTTCGTCTATTGCATCTATTTGTTCAAAATCTCCCATACCACCTAATACATTACCATCATCAGGTACAGGAGTTTCTTCTCGTTCCATCATTTCTTCATCGCGGTCAATCATGACCATTGTAGGCTGATGATGTCTTTCCATACCTGCCAGTTTCAACATAGACAGTAGATCTTCTGCGGCGTCACCTTGTGCATTGATAGTGACGTCCTTGGTACCATCACTGCTCATGTTTGTGGTAACATTCAATCGATCTTTTTGTTGCATATGATCGCGTTCCATGCCCATATCTCCACATTCCTGTAGTCCGGCAATTTTACGCATACGATTTAACTCGTCATTTTCTTTTAGTGCAGGATTATCCTTGTCACCTTTCCAGTCTCTTTTGTTAACAACACTAACTGGTGGTTTTGGATCTGGGGCTGTATCATTGCCCATAGTATGATCCCAGGCATCTGTTGCACCGTGCCATGCACTCTTGATTGCTGCAACTGGTTCTGATACTGCTTTGCCTATTTTACGACCAAATGTATTAGCATCTGGACTTTCTCTATCAACAATATCTCTTCTGGCTTTTTCTGCACGTTCTTTGTCTTTTTCGTATTTGTCAATCTTGGGGCTAACCACACGCTCGCGCTCACGTGGTGCGAACGAGCTCGCTGCACCCGAACTTGGTTCTTGTCCTTTAGTTTGTGGCATTTGATTGAGTCTTGCCAATGGACTGTCGCCCATTTCTTTCAATTTGTCATCTGCTTGTGCTTTGTTGGATCCAGAACCCATTGCATCTTTAAATGCATCAGCTTTAGCGACTGCTGGTGTTGCTACAGGAGCTGAGGCTCTTTCTTTTTCTGCTTCAATTCTATCATAATCTGCTCTCATTGCAGCTGGCAATGTTGCGCGATCAATCGTACGCCTAATTTCTTTTCCTGCACTTCTCATTCTGTCTGCAAATGAATCAGTGTCTTTCTTTGGGGCATTTAGCATAGCAGATCCAGGACCGTCTTCTGACAATCCAGCCAAACGTGCTAATTCACTCAGTGGGTCCACAGTTTGTTCTGCTACAGCACCTTCACTCATTTGACTGCCCATGTCTGCATAGAAGTGTTCTTCTACCCACTCGTATGGATCACCTTCTCTTGCCTTGGCAATACCGTAAGGCATGTCGCCTCTATCCAGATAATAATCATATAATGCATCATACAAGTTCTCTGCCATAAATCCTGTATTCATGAAATTTTTAGTTTCATGTTTGAATCTATTAACGATATGTTTTAGTGTATGCCCATCTTCGTCTAACATAATGTCCATGCCTTCGTTTACCTTTTCTTTGTTGTGCTGTTTCCATGCAGTTGCAAATGCAATTGACTTTTCTTTGTCTGTGAGTTTACCGTCCTTGGCATAACCTTTTTTAATGTGTTTAACCATGCGTTCGGCCTTCTTGCCTGGTGGTGCTTTTTCACTCAAAGTTAAACCACTCAAGCGCATCATCTCTGCCAATGCATGATCAACATCTTCTTCAAAGTCAGCCATGGTGTTTACTGCCTTTGATCCTGGAGCAGACGCTCGTGTATCTTTGTCATGGGGATTTACATAAGTTGAATTAGGGTCAAATTGACTTGCTATTTCTTTTCTGTTGGCCTTGTCAACATCGTACATGCTTGGTGCTTTTTGAGTTTTTGCTGCCGGCTGCTGAGGTGCGGAATTCACTGGCGCATCAGCTTCGGCAACTTTACCAAACGCAGCTGGGGTGCCGGCTGTTGTAGCTGACGGCACAAATGCAGGCGGCTGTTGTGCATTTGGTGTGCTGCCTAATGTTCCTGTACCTAAATTAGGACCAGTACCTGCAGTTGCGTCTGGTGCTGGTTGATTGCCACCAAAAAAACCTTTAACTTTGTTTCCTACAGCACTGGCAAAATCACCAAAACTGGCATAACTTTTTGTTGCAGGATTTTGCCCACCAGGCCCAGCTTTTGCGTCTGCTGCAATTTTATCGGAGGTTCTTGAGACTAAATTAGAACTTCCAGCTACAGGCTGATAGTCACTCTTGGGTGCAGGATTATTGGTGGCGGCAGTGGCACTCTGAGCATATCCGCCTGCTTGAGCAGGTGCTGCTGTATTTTGTTGTGCTGGTGCTGCTGGATTTTCGCCTTGCAAATTAGTAGCACCTATACTTTGAGCTGTTGCTGTTTGAGTTGGTATTTGATCCGGAGTTGTTTGAGCAGGAGTACTTGTTGATCTACTGGCCATTGCTGCTGCACCTCTTGTGTCAGCTTGTGGTGTTGAATCTTGTGCATTTAGTGCAGCGGTTGCAATCTGATCTGAAGTTTGAGCAGGAGTACTTGTTGATCTACTGGCCATTGCTGCTGCACCTCTTGTGTCAGCTTGTGGTGTTGAATCTTGTGCATTTAGTGCAGCGGTTGCAATCTGATCTGAAGTTTGAGCAGGAGCTGCTGCTTGAACTGGCTCTGTATTTGCAGCGGCCGGGGCCGATCTACTTGCCATCGCTGCTGCACCTCTTGTGTCTGGTTCTGGTGCTGCTGCCGTGGTTGCTGCCTGTTGCCCACCAATTGCATTTGCCTTGGAAGTGTCTAATGCTGCTGATTGTTGAGCACTTGCTGTGTTTGCTGCCGGTACAGCTTGTGGCTGACTGAATTTTTTAGCTAATGCCTGATTGGCTGCTGCACTTCCTGCTTTGAATCCTGGGCCTAACGCTGCATCAACTTTGGCTTGATTGGTTCTATCGGCTCGATTCATAAATTGGCCGCCACTTGTTTGAGCAAGTTTTTGTCCAGTAACACCTTGTTTAGGAGCCGGTGCCTCTATTAGATTTATTAGTTCTCGCATGTTCATTTTATCTTTTTACCCTTCCAGCCAACCATAATATGTCATTCAGTTCTGTATTTACCGATTCTGGAACACGTATCCTGTTCATGTCATCGGGTGTCATTCTTTCTTTACCAGTTAGTGCTTCTATGCCTTGATTCCATTTGTCAATCCATCTATTACCTTGTTCGGGTTCTGACAAATCAGGACTAATTTTTTGCAATTCTTTTTTGAATTTTTCATCATCAATTTTTTTCTGCAATTCATCCTTGGCACGTTCTATATCTTTCTTGGTACTGGTGCCGGTACCCCACGGTTCGCCTGTGCCTGATGTAACTGGGGTGCCGTCTGTGGAACGTAATACATTGGCACGGTCTGGCTCGCTCACACTACGTGTCTGTGATGGCAATTTTGTATCTGTATCAGGTTCTGTAGCTCGTGGAACTTTTATTGCATCCGGATCTGCATCCACTGTATAATCAGGTTTAATCTGCTTGCGTATAACATCGTATGGCACTTTTGATAGTCTTGGATCTACCCAGTATGTGTCAGCACCAGCATCGGCTTTTGGTTCGGCTTTAGGTTCAGCTTTAGGTACCACCTTTACTGACTTTTTATCTTTGACCTCATCACCGTAGTCTGTAGTATATGTACTTTCTTTACCAGTTCGTGGATCTGTCCATGTGAATGTTCCTCCACTGCCTTTTCCGGTCTTTAACGCCTGTGCGGCTCTTGCTGCTGCAAAGGCCTTTTCAAATTCTTTACGTACATTTATTTTAGCAGACTTATCTTTTGCGTCTGCAGCAGGAACTTCAGCAGCAGGTGCAGCTGGCACACGTTGTTGTTTATCTGCTTTACCTTTGTCTTTGCCTGTGTCTGTGCCAGCAAGACCTGTGCCTGCATCTGCTTTACCTGCTTCTTTGTCGGCTGGTTTTTCGGCCTTTTTCCTGGCTTCTGCATCTCGTTGAATTTTTTCTAAGTCAGCAATACGCTTGGCTTCTCGTTCTGCTGCTGCCTTTTCGTCGGCGGCACGCTGAGTAAGTTTGTCGCGTAAGGCTTTTTCTGTGGTAGGAAAACCAGTGTCAGGATCGATGAGAGGATCTTTACGACCGGTTATGTTTCTTGATTTTTCTAAATCTGCTGCACTGGGGTCTCCGCCTTTGTCAGTGATATCAAGATCTTTTCTTGATCCTGGTTTTTCGGGTGCGGGCATAATATTGCCTCGAGGATCGACCCATTGGCCTTTTTCATTTTGAGTATATGTTGTTTCTCTTCCCGTTGCATCTGTTGTAACGCGAGTTTTTGCTTTAGATTTGTCTTTGTCGGCAGGTTTATCAGCTGGCTTTTCTGCTTTCTTTTCAGCTGATTTAGCCGGTGTGTCATCACCTTGAGACTGGTAATCAACGGATGGTATATCTGATCTAATAGAAGGAAATTTGAGAGGTTTACTGTTATCTGCTTTTGATGTTGTATCAGCCTGGGCTTCTGGAGCACCACCAAGTCCGGGATCGGTTAGTTTCTTGTCTTTAGGCTGCGCTAAAGCCAGTTTTTCGGCTTCTGTGCGTTGTACATACGATTCCCAATCAGAGGCAGTTAGAATTTGTTTATCTATAGGCAAGTTTTTATTGTATGCTCTTCTGGCCTTTTCTGAATCTAATTGCTCGTAGCCTCTCAATTGTAAATGCACACGGTCTGCTATTTCGAATCCGTCTTGCAATCCGTATTTTGTGTTGCTTGGATTTTTTTTGTCATATGGATCGTTTTTTCGCAACCATTTGGAAAATTTTACCAGATCAGGAGTGTTCATGTCAATGGCATATCCTGCATGTCCGGCTAATTCTTTTGAGGCAGGTATATAATTGTTCGGCTCTCCCCTTTTCATTTTTTCATATTCTATTGCTGCTCGCTTGGCCAAAGCCTTTTGATCTTCGGGAGTTCTCACTCCGCTGGTTACAGTAATTGTAACTCCTGGATTGTCTTTGGCATAATCGGCCATGGCTTTATCTAAGGCCGCTTTAAACTCGCCACTTAAATCTTGCAACTGCATGTGTACTCTACCATCTAAAGGTTTCAATACAGGATTGGTCCAATGACCAGGTAGTTGTACTTTCTCTATTGGTGTACCGTGAGGTGGATATTGAGGGCCGCTGATGACTTCAGCTTTAGATTTTTTGCTGTTTGCTGCTTGTGCGTCGCCTGATCCTGTGGCAGCAGCCAATACGTCTGTAGCTACCTTTACAACTTTATCTCTGGTGCTCGGTGGATTCAATAGCGCAACTTGTTGTGCTACATCATCAACATAGCCAACAGTTTTCTTTCGTGGATCGCCGTAGAGATATTCTCTGGTCTGTGCCGGTAAATCTTTTGGATCATTGGATTTAAGCCAAGCCTTAAATTTTTTATTATATGGTCCGGCGTTGTATGCTGCCAGGGCTGCTTCGGCACTGCCGTATGTCTTGTACAAGTTTGCTAAAAATTTTGTACCAGCTTCAATGTTTCGATCTGGATTTGTTAGATCTTCAGGTTTTAATGTTTTAAAGAATGATGGCATCAACTGCATGACACCAACTGCTTGTCCATATTTGGTTTTGGGTCCAAGAACTGTGGCTGCGGTGTTTGCATCATACGCACCAGTTTCCTTACGCATGGCATGTAAGACTACAGGCAATGGAACATCATACTGCTTGGCATATTTTGCAGCCAATTGAATAAACTGTTCCTTGGTGTATTGCGGCTTTTTATCGTCATTGAGAAACTGTTGATATTTCTCAGTCAATGTTTTTTCTTTGTCATCAAGTCTGGCGCCTTGGTCCCTTGTTTTGCCGGTGGCAGGATCTATATGCGGTGGGAGTTCTTGCTGTTTTTCTGGTGTCACCGGAGCCGGTGCATTGGCTGGAGGTTGTGCTGTTACACCTTTTATAATGTCTGACAGCAATTCGCCTTCAGGAGCTTTTTGGAGAATTTCTTTTTCAGGACCTTGTCGCCACCATTCAATCGATTTTCGTCCTATATCTGGTCCGTATTCTTTAGCTGCTTCGTATCCTCCGTATGCCCCTGCACCCCATGTTATTGGGTTCCTTACTAAGAATTTTCCAGTTGTTTCTAATCCTTTTCTAACTGGTCCTTTACTTAACTCTTTTGCTTGATTAGCACTAATCAGAGCTTGATCCATTTGTGTTTTCTTTTGCACAAACTCAGGACCCATTTTTTGTAATCTGTCTAAATATGCTTTGTCTGATTCAAATCGTTTTTGTTTTGGTAATTCTACAGGAGTTGAGGCCGGTGGTGGAGTAGGTGTATCTCGCCCCACAATAGGCAAATCTTCGTCTCTGGTGTATGGCTTCTTAGAAGGTACCGAGGCATCTGGTACTTCTGGCTTAGAAGCAGGAGCATCTGGTTTATCGCGTCTTCCGACAGTTTTTAACCACCGAACAGCATCATCACCGTATTTGGCTATCCAGCCTGGAATACTTGTTAAACCACCTTCGTCAAGTTTGCCTGCTCGTTCTAATTGATCTAATTTGTCAAATTCTTCTGGTAGCATATGGATATGATCAAAATCACCATCCCTGACAGACTTCATCATATCTCTGCCAAGATTTCCCCAACCACCGCGTCGCGCAGCTTCGTCGCGTAATTGATTAAATGCCTCTAAACCAATACTGGCAGCTTGTGTGGGTATTGTTGGTATTAGACTTAGCCCAGCTGCTGTGCCAGCAATGGCGGCACCGGGATAATCTTTTTCAGCCACTCTGATACCAGCGTCAGCAAAACTCAAACCAGGTAACACTTTGTTAGATATTGCACCTTCTTGTAATGAAGACTGTTTGGCTATTTCACGAATTTTCATTTTGCAAATTTATCTTTTTTAGGGCGACCGCGGCCTTTTTTAGCTACTTCACCTGTTTCGTTATCTGTGTCTGGTTCGTCGGTTTGTGCGCCGCCACCATAACGTTTGCCTTGCTTAATGCCTGATCCGCCACTGGGTTGTGGACCGCTACGTTCTTTTTGTGCTTTTAGCATTTCGTCCCAGCCTTCTTTTACTTTATAGCTTTTTCCGTCGACTTCAAATTCAGATTTGCCAGCGTCTCTTGCTGCATCTAAAGCGCCACTAAAAGCATTGCCTTCGGCTTTTTTGTTCTTACCGGCTCGCAAAGCTTTTAGATCGTTGGCGTCAATTTTTTTAGGATCCCCGGCCATACGAGCAATTTTTTGTTGCTTAGGACTCAGCATGTCTTCATTGTATGCGTCTTCATCCATCTTGTCATGACGGGCACGAATGCTGGCCATTTTTTCTTTACTTGCACCTTCGCGGCCTGCTTTCTGTAATGCCTGCATACCTTCTTTGCCATACTTCTTTTTGCCAAGATACGCTTGTAAGCCACTTTCATCTACTTCTTTAGTCTTGGGCTTGTCGGCTGGTCGAGATCTATCGTCTACTGGAGGTAACTCTTTACCTGGCATTTCTTGTCTCTTTACTTTTGATGATTCATGATCTTTAATACGCTTTTGTGCTTCTTCGTAACCGCCAGGGCCATCAATGACATTGACCGGAATAACTTTTCTAATCATGTCAGACTCTTCGCCCAGTCGTTTCTTGTAGCTCATGTACTTTTCTGCTAAATTCTTTTCAACTCGAGCAACTGCTTCTGCGATTGCGCCTTTGTTTTTTTCTTTGGCAGCTTTTTTCATAGGCTCTTTTTTGTCACCATCCTTGTCAAGGTCTGCAAAATCAGGTTTTGCTTTTTTACCTTCTGCAAGAACCTGCTTGGGTGACTCAAGGCGTTGCATCTTTTTCAAGATGTCATAGATATTGTTGCTCATTATTTTCTTCCTTTAATTGGGGGTAATTTGTTTTGTTGGCTACCTACAGGACTCTTAGTACCTTGCGGAAGTGCATTAGTTGTTTGTGCTGGCTTGGTTCTTTCTTTTGCGTGGGTAGTCACTAAGTCTGGTTCGCCAGGGCCTGTTAGTAATGGACTCTTCTTATCAAGTTCTTTTAATAAGCTGTCTTTGCGCTTTTCTGCCACAAGATCTTGCCCACCGGGTACGTCTTTGAGTTCTCCGTCTAACAATAGTGCGCCTTCGTGATCCTTGCCATAAGCTTCGGCATAATCGTTTTGATCTGCTTGTTGTTTGCCGTACACACAAACCCACTCGGCCTGCATGCCTGTGCGTTCTTTAAGTAATTGTGCGATTTGTACTGTAGTAGTAGGATATGCCACTGTGGCTTCAAATTGCCAACATTCGCATGCACCCCACTTGGGAAATTCTCTATGCTCTTGTACCGGCATACTTTTTGGTGTGGTGATATCTACAAGTTCGTAAGCATCAAGAGCGTTCTTGATTTCTTCCATGATATCTTTGGGGTTTTGTTTTGCTACCTTGATCCTAAAACTGTAGTTTGAGTTTCGTTCTGCTATATAATCGTGGAGACTTTTCATAGGTAAAATCCTGTTTATAGAGTATTTATGTGTTTTTGTTCTTTTGGAGAATCTGTTCCAGTAATGCATTACGGTCAAGCACAATGCCTTGTCCATCTATAGGACGATCCTCTGGTGCGTCTTTGCTCACTTGGTGGTCCAGTCGGGCCTTCTGTAGCTGTAGTTGTACCATACGTAGCTTTTTGTCCATTTTGGCTGTTTTGGCTGTGATAGCATGACCCAGCAATGTGCCTGCTGTTTGAAATACCACTCCGCCAAATCTTGGATCCATGTTCATGCCTAAATCCATCAGATCGTTAAATTTGTCTTTAGCCAAGTTTGCAAGTTCGTCCATTTCTTGGTCACTGGCTTCGAGATCACGCACTGTAGGCAATGCTATATCAATTTTGTCTATAGCTTCGTCTACTCGGGCAATTATTTCTTTGTTGTCAGCAATGGCTTTCAAAGCTTCGTTTGATTCAGCAGATTCTGTTGAAGGCAAATTAGTAGGAAGATCAAAGAGTTCTGAGAGTTTTTTGGTCATGCTCGTATTTACCGAGCTCGTCCTTGATGGAAGATATCATTTTCAGTTATAACACGAAAGCGTAAACCATTTTGGCTGCACCAGGCTTGGGCTGCTTGCCATTTGTACATATTTAAAATTGCCGAGGCTTTGTCTCTTTCGCTACGTGCTTCTTGAAGATTGGTTTCTTTAGTAGGTTTTACTTCAATAAGTTCTGCATACTTGTCACCATTTTTATTCACGTACATGATCATAAAATCAGGCACATAAATTGTATTTTTGTTTGTAAAAGGATTGCGATATGGTATGTGTATTGCTTCACTGGCCCACTGCAACACCGCCGGATTAGTGTCACAAAATCTCATAAATGTGTGTTCCCAACTGCTTCTGAAATGTGGAACTTTCTTTCCTACATATTTGTCTGGGTTTAAAATTTGGTAAAAACCATTTGCAAATTTTGCTGCCATTAGGGTCTTATACTGCGTTGTATATATTTGTTCTGCACAGGCTGATTGGTAACACCAAGATAACTTGTGCCCTTACGTTCAAAGTTTAAAAATAATGCTGTGTATGCATCAAGTTCACCTGGCGGTAGACGCTGAAACTGTTTCAGTGTTTCCATAGGATTGATACCTTGTTTGACACTGGTATAAATTACAGCACTGGCCAGGGCTCGAGCTTCAATTTCGTTATCTGCTATTTGCTGAAAATAAGCAACAATTGCAGCGTCAACATTACTGCTTACGTTTACTGGTATTTCAAAAAAATTATTAAAATACTTGGTCACATTTGGTGGATCAAAGGTATTTAAGTTGATACGTTCTAAATTGGTTGGTTCAGTGACTGTTTTTTTTAAAATGTTTGCCATTTTAATCTCTCATGTACTTTTGATTGCTTGGCACAACAGGTACTTTTGTACGTAAATTGTTTGTGCTTGTTTTTGCCAAGAATATTTCTTTAGCATGTGTATCTATTTCTGCCTGTTCGGCGGCAGTACTACCACTGCTGTTTCCAAACAACGAAGTTGAAAATATAGCACTGTTGGCTGTCATTATGCGTTTCCTTTTGCAGCATTAGTCGACGTTGGGTATCCTGCATAACTCAAAGCCGGTTGTGGATTACCATTTTGAATAAATTGTCCTGCTTCAGCACCTGCTACATTTCTAAATGCTGCCACTTCGGTAAACTGACCGCTGCTGGCTATCACAGTGCCGCCATATGGTGTTTGAGCTAATGCACCAGTTGTTGATGCAACTTGGTTTGTGCCTGAAAAATATGTAGGAGCATTTGATGGAGAACTAAAATAATTTCTATAAGCATCTGCTTGTTCTTGATTCTTTTTCTCTTGTTCTGCTTTGGCCTTGGCTTCGCGTTCTTTGGCCACTTTCAAGATTGCTCCTCCAAAACTAAACGCAGCGAACGGAGATTCACTGCCTACCGCTGTAAGTGCTGTTGCAGTTTCTGCTGCTCCAGGAGTGCCGGGTTTGTCTGTTACAACAGTTTTATCCAATTCACCGCCGGTGATTTGATTTTTATTATTAACCAGTAAGCCTGCAATGGCCACACCTACACCCAATTCTGGTTTGCCTGTCAGTGCCAGTGCTGCACCACCAATAGCCAGACCTGTTCCAAGTCCAATTGACGATCCGTTACTGTTGACCGAGCCCGACGATACTCCGGGTATGCCAGGAAGACTAAAACCACCCGATGATGGTCTATTGGCTAAACTGCCAATTGAAGGTACAAAAAATCTGTCTCTGGGATCTCTGCCATTCAAGATATCGGTTCCGGCGGACAACAATTCTGCCGCTGCCAATCCACCCAAGTCAACATTCTGATTTTTTTCAAAAGATCTAAATAATCCAAATGCTCCGCGCACTGGGTTTTGTACAAAACTGTCCAGCGCCGATACTATACCACCAGGGCCTAATATGCTGTTAGTACCGCCGCCCGCTGCGGTTAAAGGACTTGGCGATTTGTCATAGTGTAAGTCTGCAAAGCCTTTGACAGTGTTTCTTGTGACATATCCGCTGGCATAAAGCAAGGTAGTATAGGCCAATGTCATTGAATGTTCCAGGCTCCCGTTGCTGCTGGCCTGATGCTGTCCGTGACTGAAACTAATTATAGTGGGATTTACAAGTGTATATTCACTAAATCTTTTTTGATGTAAACTGTAAATTCTTATTGCTTGGATATACTGTGCGCCGTTGACTCCGCCACCATTTCTTGGCTTATATCCAAAATTGTTAAGTACATCCCTTTGACCAAGTCTATACTGTGTTTTTGAATGATATAACGGATGAATTTGACCCGAACTGTCTGAATAACTTGCATCCATATCTCTGTAGTAATGATGCATGTAATCAAACCAAAAATTTCTTACCACATCAGACTGATCGTCATGAAAAGTTATTTGTATGTTGTCATATTTTATTTTTGTTTGTATAACATCTGGTCTGTTATACATGTTGAAAGTTTTGGTGTCTATATTAAACTTGGGTAAATCAACCGACTTGACCAGCATACCTGCTTCTAATACTCTATCTCTTGCTACCTTGGTCAAGGTAGGATCTAAATCAAAGTACACATGATAAAGCCAATCATATTTAGGGCTTAGAGCGTAGTTATTGTCAACATACAAACGACTGGCATGTTTGAAATCTTTTATTTGATCGCCAGTGGCAAGTTGCTTTAAGAAACCGTCAAATATTCCCATTATGATTACCTTTTAGATATTTATGCCAAAAAAATACCCGGATTTGACCGGGTATTTTTTCTACAATCAAAATAATTAACTTACACCAGTAACCAATGTTCCCAGTGTACGTCCTACCAATGTTCCTACTCCTGTTCCAGTTGGAGTCTGGATTGCATTATCGTAAGTCACTGTCAATGTAATATCTGCTGGAGAACTCTCAGTATATGCCATTTCACCATAATTTACTTGATTAACAAACGCTCCATACAGTTCCCAAGTTTCTAATACGGTAGGCTGGTTAGCACCATTGCCACCATCTAACATTTCAAACTTTAAAAGGAATTTGTAATCAATGCCAGAGCTTGCTGATGCCTGTTCCATAAAATCAAATTGTTTCTGAATCTGCTCACCAACCAATTTGCTCACATTGCCGCCGGCATCGTCACGTAATGTGACAGTGACTGGTTCCCAACTTGGTTTACCAACCAAGTTAACCTTACTGTTATAAGCCTCAATGACAAAAGGATTGAAGTTTACGTTAGGACGGCTAATACTTGCCACTTGTTTTGTTAGTTCAACTCTGTCGCTGCTTACACCAAAGTTTTCAAATATCGCACGGAAGCGATACTTTAGTTTAGGCATTAGCAGACCTTGGGTGCTCGCACTTTGATTAGTTGCTAAAGGTACTGTAAATCTGTTTAATGAGGCTATTGCCATTTATATTCTCCTGTTATAGGTATTTATCAAATTTTTTCCAAAATTTTTCGGGGGTATTTTACACCCCCTTACCCATATTATACTCCTGCTGCAATGTCACCTGGGTTCTTTAAACGAATTGGAATGTAAATAAACTCTACATCTTTCATAGGCTCAATTGCAATATCAACGTACAATTCATTACGTGCAATACGTGTTGGTGTATTGTTAGTATCGTCACAAACAACAAGATAGTCGTAAATACCGCGTTTTGACACAAGATCGTTAATAGCTCCGCTAATTACGTTCTTGATCTGATCACGAGTGATTTTATCGTTTGGTTCAAACAAGAAACCATTGCCCACATTTGCAAGAATAGTTCTTATATAGTTGACCAGTCTTGCAACATTGATACGATCCAGACTGCTTGCAGTTGGGTTACGAGTTTTCTGCCCCCATACAACAAGACCAACACCAGGTAAGTTTGTAATAGGATTAATTCTATTTTCATACAATGTGTCTCTTAGTCCCACACGTATGCTGTTAAAATTAAACTCACCAGTATTGGCATCAATATAACCAATGCTGCTGGCATTATCAATTAAGCCTCTTCGTGTTCCGGCTGGAGCAAACCATTGATAGGCTACATTGTCATTAAAAATCATTGTACGTAATGCCATATGACTGGCTGGTACTACAATCGAGTTGCCTTGCAAATCACTTGTCTGACCGCATGGATAATACACGCCCAGGTAAGGATCAGATATTGCCAGACCGTCACCGTTGGCGTTGTTGCTCCAATTGGCAATGTCAATTGCATTTGGTGCAAGTCGCATCGGTGTGTCGCCAATGATAAATGCTGTGTTTGCACGATCGTTATTTAATGCTACCATCTCATCAATTACTTCTGGATAACCTGGTGCACAAATAATATTGAATGCAAATTGTTCTTCACGGACTTCGGTACTGGCTATCAACGCTGCCTGCATAGCTGCTGTAATCATTCTACGCTGTGCTTGGCGACCCATGTACGGACTTCCGTTGTCTTTCAACCCACTGGCTGTTTGCCATGTATTTTTCACTGCTGGCAAACTACCTCCGGCGCCTGGCACGGCTGGTAAATCAGGGTATGCTGTTGCATTAAATTTATTACTCACATACTGTTTGATATTGTAACCACTGCGTCTTGTGTTAAACAATAACATACCACGCGGATACAATCTAAAGTCAGGTGCATCTTGATCTAAATAATCGCTTTCTAATAGATCAGTAATTGATGGTAAACTGTCAGTGATAATATCAGTTGTACCTGATGTATCCCAACGGGCATCAGCAAATAATATACCATTTTGCCCTACCTGATCGGTGTTATCAATCAGAATCCAGTCTGAGCCATCATATCTGTACAGCACTGGATAATTTTCAAGGTCACCACTGTCTAACCATAAATCTCCTGCTGCTAATGCCGTTACGCCATCACTTTGTTGTGTAGGCTGACTTGCACTGATAATAACACCTTCAGGATCGGTTAGACTTAGATCAAAGCCTCTTGCGTCTGTGGTAGAGCCGTCGTAATAGCTGCTATGATAAGATCTCCAACCACCAATTTCATTAATCATGATGTCAACTGTAGCAGGATCACTGTAGTACCATAAAGTACCGTCTGCTGGCTCTTGGTACGGTTCTGTGGTACTGTAAGTTACAATAAAACTGGTGCTGTTAGGAATTTCCCAATTAGTTAGTGCCAGAGTTGACCCATATACGATAGTTCCTGTTGTGGTACTGGTAAATCCTGCATCAGCTGTTGGAGTTCCAACATCGTCGGTAAGATAGATGTCACCTCCATAGATATGAGTAAATGTGATCACATTAGAAGTGCTCACACTTACGTTTATTTCAGGAATATTTGTAGCTAATACGTCACTTACAAAACTGCCTGTGCTTGTACCAGTCAGTGTCACAGTGTATTCCGTGATATCGGCAGAACCAATTTCTGTTACGCCAATAATTAACGCATCGGCTGCTGTAAATGGATTGGCTGCTGTGGCGCTACCGCTTACTACTGTTTGTCCAGAAACCCTGCGTCTAAATGGCTTGTATCCTCCAGTTTGTGTTCTTAATGGATCGTATCCTACCCATACTGTGCCTGCTGCAATACCATTACCGCCACCGCTTGGATCTAAACCAAATAGCGCATCTTCGGCTCTCTCGTAAAATTCTGTAGCAAGAGTCAACCACTGACCAGTTGATGCACTGTATCGTTTAATTACTTGATCGGCACCGCTACCTGTTGCCCCAATTTTGACAAATACACTACCACTTGGTCGTGGTGTAGTATCTGTGCTTCTCCAACTTGGAATTTGAGCAAAATTTCCATATTCAAGTTGTGTGTTTGCGTATTCGCCGGCTGTAATTCCTAACGTAGCCAACGGAGTCCCTGAGCTGTTACCAATTAAAATTTTACCATCTGCGGTACCTGGAACGCTTTCTGCCAAACTTGTGGCATACAAGAACAGCTTACCACCTACATTAGCTGCTGTGACACCTGTGATACCAGTAATAGCTGTAACCACCTGATTTAGACTTCTGGCTGCACCGGTATTACCAACCGTGATTGTGGTGCCATTAATTGTAATAGATGCAGCCGGTGTACTTGCAGGAATAAGATCTGCATTACCATCTGTAACTGTAACTGTGCCTTTGACAGTGGCCCAAGATCTTTGCCAATCTGCTGTACCTAATCTTACCCATACGTTATATTTAGAATCTGTCGCAGGTGCCTGTACCACGCCTTGAACTGGCAAACTTGAGCCTGCTTTGTAAAACATATGTGCATTGGTACCTGTCCAAGCAATTGCATACTGTCCAATTTGTCCAATACTGCTTTTAGGTGTATTAATTCCACCTACTGAAGTTGTGTCATTGGCATTGTCTGTTACTAATAAAGGAGATTTTAAACTAAAAGTAGAATTTACAGCATCCCATTCGTTAATGCCCCAGGTTGATTCTGACAAGTCTAACCAATGTGTACCATTAGCAACTGGGTTGGTAGGTCTGACACTGGTACCTTCTAAGGCATTTAAATCAACGTCTGCACGTATGGCATAGATTCTATTAACGTTGCCCAGCGCACTATAAGCTGCCATCAAACCGTATTCATTGCGTTCATCGCCATGTAATGGGGTGCCAGCTGCACTTTGCTTAAAGCTTGGATAGCCCATAGCACTGATAAGTTCTCGCTGACTACTAAATGCTAATAATTTGCCAGCTCTTGCCGATGTAGTGTCAGTTGCAATAGCGCCAGACGGATTTGTTTTATCTTGCGCTGTGGCCATTATAATAAGTGGGATAGTGCCCACTGCTCCTGGTACGTATTGACTTTCGTCTGTTACGCTAATTTCTAAACCTGCGGATACGAGTGCCATGTTTTTTTCCTTTTAACAAACATTTTGTGTATTTATTAAAAGGATATTATTTTATGGCTGTACAGGTGCCTTTCGAAAGGTTTATATATAAATATGACTATGAATAGACCATTATGTGCAGCATGTCATGGCAATCCTGTAGCTATTAATTATCATTCAGGTGAAAAAACACGCTACAGGAAAATGTGTGCAGGTTGTTTACGCAAGGGTAAAAAGAATCGTGTTTCGCCCGGTTGGATCAAGACCGGGTATAAGAAAAAATTAGCGTGTGACCGTTGCAATTTTAAAGCAAAAACCGCCAATCAAATGTTTGTTTTTCACATTGACGGCAATCTCAAGAACAATGATTGGACAAATCTACGGTCAGTTTGTGCTAACTGTAGAATTGATATTGATAACTCTAAAACAACTTGGCGTGAGAGTCCGCTTGTAGCAGATTATTAACTTGCTGGTATAAATCTTCTACTGTGCCGTTGTTGTCCAGTTCGTAGTCGAATGCTTGCCCAATCCAAGCCCACTCGCTGTGATGCACATCAGGATACTGTTGCGGCATAAGCTGTCCGGCATCTTCTAATAGCCATTGGCTATGTTCGTGTGTGGTGTTTTCACGTAACGCACAATCATACCACTGTGGTAATGATCCACGTTTTACCCATACACAGATTCCACCGTGTTTTCTAATAGCAGCTATTTCATTAGGAAAACGCACATCACTGATAACAATATCTTCAGTGGTTTTACGGAGTCTATTTTCTAAGCTGGCAATCCATATATCATTATGAAATGCTTTACGGCAAACTTCTGTCCCCCAAAGTTGCAGCATATACCGAGGAGTGAGTCGGGGCATGTCCAGTCGTTTTGCCCACCACGGGTCTACTTGTTCTCGCCATTCTCTGGCTTCGGGTGTTAGTCCTTCTAACAGTTCTCTATCCCACCCAAATACTTGTGCAACAGCATCTTTAAGCGTACCAGCATAACTGTCTCTTACAAATCCATGTTTGGCAACAAGATAATTTGCTACTGTGTCTTTACCAGATCCAATAAAACCTGTAATACCTATGATCATAAAAAATGCCCCCTAAGGAGCATTTTAATTTATTTTTAAGCACAAGTCAAACACCATATTTGTTCTTTTTGTTTACAGCTACCGGACTGGATTTGTTCACAGTGTGACATTCTTGACTTTTCATATCTCCGTGATTCATATCTTCAACATTTGCATCCACTGCTTTGTATGCCAAGTTTAGCATGTCTTGCTCAGCTTGAGTATAGGGTGCTGCCAGTTTCCACTTACCAATCCAAGATTCTTCGTCAACATCTGGCATTTCTTTACCGTCTGTGGACGCCAACGCCAAACCAAGTCTATAAAGTGTGTAATCGCCGTTCCATTTTTTTGCGTCTGAGAACTTATTTAACCCACGTGTGGCCAATCGTGCCCGATCTTTTAACACACCTTTTTGCTCAATGATAATGTCTTTGATTTTCATGTTAACCTATAACAAAAAATGCTGACGTAGGAATAGAGCCATCTACTGCGTCTAACAGTTGCTTTTCTAATTCGGTAATTTCATTTACTGCTTCTGCTTTTAAACTGGCACCGTTCAGTTGCGTTCCGCCTTGTGGACCTGCAATACTGCCAAACTTTTCTCTTGCTTCGCCCAGGATACGTTTGGCAAAGCTGTATGCATACTCTTGGATCCAAGGAAACGCTTGGAAATCGTTTAACAACATGCTGTCAGGTTTGTAATTGTATATGTGCAGCAAACAATCTTCCATTTGTTCTTCTTGTTGATTTGCACCAGCATATGGAATTTTACGTATAAGAGTTAACTTTTTAGTTGTTTTATTAAAATAAAAATTTAAGTATCCGCCAAACATCTTCATTGACATTTTCTGATAATCAACAAATAGTTCATAGCTTAACAGTCCGCCCACTCTGCCAGCTACAAGCATGTAGGTGTTCAGGTACCCGGAACTAAATGGCTCAAATTGGCTGGCTGTAGTACCAGTAACTGATCCTATACCTCTGCGATAGGCAGCACGTACCTCCATAACTTCGTTGGGTAATATATATTCTTGTGTTTCAGGTTTTAGTTTTAAGAAAGCGTAAGACTCTTCTTGGCTGTTGGCGGCACGTTGTCTATATTTGATAAGAGCTTGGTTAATGGCTAAATCATAATGCTCTTTATCTAATTCTACGTCTACTATACCGTCGGCTAAACGCAGTCTAATATAGTCCGTGATTTCGGTACGTTTATTATTGACTGTGTCAAGTTCGGGCGCAGAAATGTTCCCGAGTGTTTCGTTGGGATCATAGGCAATGTGCCCAGTGCCTGTTCCAGTAACTGGATTGTAAAGACTGTCTGTAATCATTACGCCATTGGCGTAAAAGTTGGTTGTATCTGCTGTGGCCATTTGGGTGTCCTGATAGTGTATTTACCAGGACACCTTGCTCTTAGTTGATTCGAAGCAGAATCATGTCAGCATTGATACGCCCGTTACCTACAGTTTCTGTGGCTTTGATTTCGTCCAAGAACTTGCGTAGCTGTACCTTGCTGGCTCGGCCAAACTCCTTGAGCTTTTCATCGGGTTTACGCAAAGTTTTACCTACAGATTTGGCGTCATCAAATCCGGTTAGGCTGGTACCTTTTACACCCAACGGTCCGTGCAAGCTGTCGGCAATGTACTTGTACAGTTTACGGGTCTTTGTGTTGTATGTCCACAACTCTTGTGCGCCAATGATATCAACTGGATTAATACTCACCAGCTTGAGTGTCTTTTCTTCCTTCATGTACTTGAGCTTGCTGACAACTTTTTCCTTGTTGGGCGCACGTTTTACGCGAGCCTTCTTTGTAGCTTTTTTAACTGAACGGTATTGGTCCAGAGCGTCTAAGATGCATTGAATAAACGCATGCAACCGTTTAAAGTCCGCAGTTTTGTAATGCCGGTACGCTTCCACTATTTGTTCGTCAACTTTACCTACAGCTTCGCCCAACTCGGTCTTGCGCCGCATGAACAGGTCTTCAAACTTTTTAATCTGGCTTTGTGGCACTGCGTTTGAAACCAGATAATCGTAGGCTTTGGGATCAACAGTGGTGCCCATGCACACTTCGTCATACAGTCCTTCAAAGTGTGCCAGATGCTCGCTGGTTTTTTCGTTGAGCCTGTCCTGAATAGTGGGCACTCGCACTGCCGCAATCGGCACCGCTGCTTTTGCGCCTGTCACAGTTTCTGCTGGCTCTGCGTCAGCTGAACTGATGGCATTGGCAATTTGTTGCTTGAAGTAAGCAAGTTCTTTTTCACGGAACGGCATACCTTGCAGACTTGACATAAGCAGACTGTAAGCAGTCATTGTAACTGCGCGGTCTGGGCTGCGAACAAAGGCAGAAACTTCTGCTTTGCTGTATTTGTTGTCTTGCATCCACTTTACTGCATGTTTTTTGAGATCTTTTTGTACATAAAAGTAGTTGTAGTAAAAAAAACTTTTACGCAAGTGATGATCAAACTCCTCTTGTGTCATTGCAAGTGCTCGTTCTGTATCCCAGACTGGTTCACGTCCGGTGTACTTTTCATCAGCAAATAGCGGATCACGTTTTTTTGGTGGTGCTTTTTTAGGTGCTTTAACAGATTGTGCTAATGCCATAGCAGGCTCCTTGATATTTACAACTTTACAATTATACTATTCTTTGGGTTTTTCGTCAAGTAGTGTTGCAAACATGAGCCAGGATTGCAATTCTTGCAACTGTTGTTGCACTTTTGCTAACTGTTCGTCATACTTAATGCTATGCCCATACCTGCGTCTGTCTACATCTGCTCGGCTCAAATCAGTCACAGTGTTCATTAAGTTTTTGTACATGCGTTCCAGCTCTCGTTTGTGCTGTAAATTGTACAAGGACCATAACGAACGCTTGATTTGCGTTTCAATTTCTTGCCAGTCGTGTAAACTTTTAAATTCACTCATTGTGTGTATTATATAGTATACCCTAATTTATGTCAAAGTAGGAGTCCGCTAAATATAAAATAACAGGATACAATTGTGCCAAGATTATCACTTTGGAAAGACGGACGTCACAGCAACGACTATAAATTTTTTGATCGCAGAATAAGCGAAATGTTTACTCTGGGCGGCACTGGTATTTTGGTTCACAAATATCTTGGTATAAACGAACAGAACACGGTAAAAATCACTTCAGTATCTCAAGCAAATGCAAGTCCAATTTTGAATTTTGGCGCTACAGGCGATGTCATGCTTGGTAACTTTGTTGTTGGTACTGGTATAGCAGCCAACACAACTGTAATTGCAAAAACCGCAAACACAGTGACATTGAGCTCAAATACCACTACTGCGCTGACCAGTAATTCAACTGTAAAGTTTTATGAAAATGCCAGTAAACCAAGTTATATCAATCAAAGCGCACAAAACATTCAAGATCTGTTTTTCTTAGAAAATCGCGATAGAAAATATGATACCAGCGTGTATGCCATGCGTGGTATCTATCAAACACAAGATGTAACCTTTGATCTTAGCCAATTTGGTATGTTCTTGCAAACAGGTACCTTGTTTATAGTTTTTCATATCAACGACATGATTGAAACAATAGGACGCAAGTTGATGCCTGGCGATGTCATTGAACTCATGCATCTCAAAGACTATTATCCGCTGGACGACACGTTACCAGTGGCACTGAAAAGATTTTATGAAATAAGCGACTGTAACAATGCTTCTGAAGGATTTAGTCCTACCTGGTGGCCGCATTTATGGCGTTGCAAGATTAATCCGTTGACTGACAGTCAAGAATACAAAGACATTCTCAATCAGATCAAAGTTGATGCTCCTGAGGGTGATCCAACTTTGGGTAATATTTCATTAGGCTCTGTTTCCAGTATTATCAGCAAGTACCAAACCATCAACAATGCTATTCTTGAAGAAGCAGAAACCAATGTACCTTACAGTGGTTATGATATCAGCCATCTTTATATTAAATCTAAAACAGTTGATGAGGCGCCTGGCGATCCTGCCGGAATCACAACAGATAGCGATGCAGTAACCGGCGACACTGGGATCATAGGAACAGATACGGGTATTTTGTCACCAGACGATACTGTACATGGTTATCTAACTGGTGTAGGAGGGCCGCCAAACGGCTTGCCAATGACCACCGGTATAGCCTTTCCTGTCAATCCGCAAATTGGTGATTATGCATTAAGAACCGACTATTTGCCTAACAGGCTATTTAGATGGGAGGGTCGTAGATGGGTCAAGATTGAAGACAATGTACGCACAACACTCACCCTTGGTGCAGACAACAAGACACAACGCAGCGGCTTTGTTAACAATACCGAAACTTATGTCAACAACACCGGCAATGTTACAATTAGACAAAGTTTAAGTCAGGCACTTAGACCAAAGGCAGATAACTAATGGCTCAACAATTTTTTTATGATGGTCAGTTACGTAGATTCTTGGTTCAATTCATGCGAATTGTGAGCGGAATTGATGTGGAATTTGGTAAAAACAGTCAAGGCGTGAGATCTTTGCAACGTGTACCAGTGTACTATGGAGACCAAAGTAGACAGGCTGCTGTAATACTCAAGGGTAACAGCGAGAATACACTGAATGCAGTTCCTGCAATGGCTGTCTACATCGACGGTTTAAATTACGATCAAGCTCGCATGCAAGAGCCAAACTTTGTAAGCAAGATGCATTTGCGTGAACGTGAATTTGATCCTGATACCGGTTTGTATAACTCCAATCAAGGTGACAGTTACACTATTGAACGCTTGATGCCGGTTCCTTACAAACTTACAGCAAAGTTAGATATATGGACCAGTAATACCGAACAAAAAATGCAGATCATTGAACAATTGGCTGTGCTGTTCAATCCCAGTCTGGAAATACAAAGCACTGACAATTATATAGATTGGACCAGTTTAACTTACGTGCAATTGACCGAGATGATGTGGAGTTCGCGCACTATTCCAACCAGCACTGAAGAACCAATTGATGTTGCAACATTGACTTTTGAAATGCCAATCTGGATCAGTGCACCGGCCAAGGTCAAACGTCTTGGTGTGATACAAAAATTCATCGCTAACATTTACGACGAGCAAGGCGCATTCAGTGAAGAAACAGTGTTATCTAATTTGGTAAGTAGAGTTCGAGTAACTCCTATGAACTATGGCATATTCTTTGCTGGTAATCAATTGCGCTTGCTGAAACCGCAGGAAGTGGTAGACGATCAAGCAAACATTACCAATGTGGGTGCTCCAGATACATGGCGTGCTTTTATTGACATTTATGGTAGTCTGGTAACTGGGCAAAGTGAAATCAGAATAGAATTGCCCACTGGCAACGAACTGATAGGATCAATTACCTATCACCCATCGGATCCAAACATTCTTTTGTTCACGGCAATTGAAGATACCATGCCCTTGAATACTATAGATCCAGTTGATGCTATCATTAATCCTTTGAACATAGATGTTGACAGTGCTCTACTAACACCCACAGCAGGTACAAGATACCTGCTTACAGACAATGTTGGATCAGCTGAAAATCAGTTTTACAGCGAATGGGGTGAAATAGTTGCGTATCAGAACGATATAATAGAATACAATGGCTCGCAGTGGACAGTGGTATTTAACAGTGCAGCTAACGATCAAATAGAATATGTAACCAATACCAATACCAACACACAGTACAGATGGACTGGTGAGGAGTGGGTCAAGAGTGTAGAAGGTGTTTATCGAGGTGGTGAGTGGAGTCTAATCATATAGGTTGTGGTGCTTTAATTTACAGTAAGTCAACTCAAAGATATCTTTTTTTACTACGTAATCAAAAACGTCATGCAGGGTCTTGGGGATTGGTAGGTGGTGGATTGGAACAACATGAAACCCCAATTGAAGGATTACAACGAGAAATCTGCGAAGAAATTGGTCAAATTACGACTACCAAAATTATACCCTTAGAAAAATTTACCAGTGATACCAACAACTTTGAATATCATACCTATTTGATTGTTGTAGACGACGAATTTATACCACGGTTAAATACCGAACATCGCGGGTATGCTTGGACCGGTTTAGAGGATCATCCAAAACCATTGCATCCAGGGGTATGGCGTACCTTTAGCTTTAAATCAATTATCGACAAGATTAAAACGGTGGAACAGGTTATAAACCAATCTCAGATGCAAATTGATTAAAATTTACTTGTCTAAAATTAGTAAAATACTTCCATGGTTCAGGAATTCTTGAACTGCTGGTTGGCATCACTCTAACAAATTCTGTATCGTTGTAAACTTTCATTATTGTTGACAGGCTTTTAACCCAAAAATCTTCTTGTACGTTTTCATACAAGGTTGGATAATAAGATGTGTTAGCATATACATTATAATTGTAATTTGGCGTATCGTTACCATCAAATCCTAACATGTAAATTTGACTATGGCCATCAAAGGCGGCCAGATAAGAAGCAATGGCTCCGCTATTTAGATTGGGATTTTGTGGAATCAAACTAAACTTTGATGGATGTTTATACAAAAATTGATTGTTAGCGTAGGCAATAACTTCCTGTCTTTGTACAGTACTAACAAATTCATCTAATAAACCTTCGCCAGTAATTGCGATAAAGTCGGTCACATAATCTCTAAAAATTGCGTTACATCCGTAGGTATAAAATGTTCTTTTTATTGATGCTGGCTTCCAATTTTGAAAATTACCTTCTCTATACTCTAAGAACATACGTAGATCAAAATCTAACCTTGACGTTCCGTTACCAATAACAACTGCACGAGGTTGTTCGGGGATAAAATTAAATGTCTTGGGTACAAATTCAGCTCGAGGATTCCACTCTGAATTTTTGTAGATTCTATCTATAATCACATCTTCGCCGCGATAATCTTTTCTATAAATTTTAGTTAATTTTTGCATCATGTTCTCCCTACTACAACTTCGATAGTTTGTATTTCGTTTGTTTGTATTTCTTCTAAACTTTTACCAATTACACAACCTGGTCTATAAAGACCGGTAGACATAGCTTCGGCTACACCTGGTATGTCACTGGTCACTAATAGTGATCCTTTATAAATTGGCCCGCGAACAAAACACGGCACTCTACCAGTTAATGCAACAGGCACATTACCATTCATCGAGTTCATTAAATATGCAGGTTCAGTTGATACCACACCGGCTACTCTGGTATCGTGCGAAAGTTCTGTAACAGTAACTTCTTTGTCGCCACCAAAAATTAACACAGTGCCTGGAGCATAATCACTGTCTGCGATGTAATTTTCTGCCAAGTCAGCATACTGAGCAGATGTAGCTTTTGCAAATACTGTGTTCCAGGCTCGGCCTGGACTGCCAATGTTACCTGATCCCGATGCCCAACCAAATGGAACAAGATTACCACGTACATTTACATTACCAGTGGCCACAATTGAATTTCCTGCAGAGCCTTGAATATACAAATTAGAATCTAATCCCAGTCCACCTTCAATTACTAATGCTCCGGTAGTAACGCTGGTAGATTGAGTATTTGTAGAGAGATACAAGTTCCCTGATACTGGAAAATATGTCAAACCTGCAGCACCAGCAAATGTTGAAGCATTGTTAAATTGTATTTGCCCAGTGGTTCCGCCAGGTGCAGAAGCAAATGCTGCGCCATTTCCTGCCCAATATACGCCAGTGGCAGTAAACATGCCTTGTGCAGTAATATTGCCTGTTGCTGGATTAAATGTCAGGCTGGTTGTTGCATTTTCTCCTGCATTGCCAGAAGTTTTGTCTACAAATGTTATGTAGGCTGTACCGGCGTTGGTGTTCGCTGTAATTTGATTATTAATAGCAACAGTTGCAGTGGCGGCAGTGCCACCAATACCCACGCCATTAAGGATTTGACTTCCGCTTGTACGATCTAAGTTGACACTGGTAGTACCTAAGTTAATCTGACCGTAGTAGGTAGTTCCTACTACGCCTGCAGCAAAAACATTGCCACTAAAATTACCAGTACTACCAGTTACATTGTTGATTGCATTGAGATTACCTACGTTGGCATTACTGGTAATAACAATGTTTGCGATATTGTATAAAGCACTGCTTACTCTGGTCCAGCTGTTTGTAGACGAGCTATAGGAAAATGTTATTCCGTTTACTGTGGCAATTTGGCCGTTTGTTGGTGTTGTTGGAAATGCCATTGTTTATCCTTATGCTCCTCTTACCATGGCGCCACTGAAGTACGAGATGTTTGTGCCAGCAGTTGTATTTCTATTGCCACCACTGCCTTGTTGTATATAAATCTCAAAATAGTCTCCAGTGCCGTTGGCATAGGCCAAGTCTGATACCTGCATTGAATACCAGTTTGCACCTTGTTCAGTGCCTTGTTCATTGGTGCCACGAGCATATTCACTGCCGTTTTTCCATATAGTGATCATACACTCGCCTGTGCCTGAATTACCTTCAATACGAACTGTGGCGTTGAGTTGATAATAGCCTTCTATGGTAGGAGTAAAGCGGCTTGAACTAAAGTTACTGTTAGTATCAAATGTTTCTGTACCAAATGTTACTTTTTGTTGACTGCCCGAAGTGATCGCTTGTTCAGTAGCTATGTAGGCTCTAAAAGCAGGACCATTGACAGCTTGTTTGCCACCAACTTGATATGTTCCAGTGATACTTAAATTACCACTAACAACATTTGATGTATTGGCTGCAATAGTCTGTGATGATATATCAATCCAGTAGTCACTAACACCATCATTTAGATATTGATATACCACGTCGGTGGCGGTATTGTACCATAAGTCACCGTATTTGGCACTGCCAGGTGGGCTTGTGCTTGCTGTAGTACCTGCTGCTGATAGCGCACTGACACCGTTTGCCGACCAAAATAATCCGCCGCCGGTGTACAATTTTGATGCAGTAACATTGCCGCTGGCACCAACACCGCCAACAACAACTACTGCACCAGTAGTAGTGCTTACACTTTCTGTTCCCGATGCAGCAACAATATTGCCACTGGCTGTGATTGTTGATCCAATGTTGGCAGTTGTTACATTCAACACCGTTGATGTGGTGGACTGCACATTTACAGTTGAACCAGTGAGAGTAGTTATGTTACCCGTTGATGCATTAAGTGTCACTACATCAGCTGTGACTATGTTTCCTGTGGTAACATTTGCTGTTGTAAGATACAACCCTGGTCCACGTACAACTTTATTAAAATCAAAAGCATCATTTGCATTGTTGTACAACAACGTGGCACCAGCGCCATCAATGGTAATTCCGGCACCATCAGCAGCAAACGCAGTTGGAGCACCTTTGGCTAATGTAACATTGAGATCAGTCACATCCAAAGTTGCAGTATTGAGTGTAGTAGATGTTCCTGCTACAATCAAATTGCCATCCACCCAAAGATCTTTGGCTATACCTACACCACCTTTTACAACCAAGGCACCCAATGTGGCTCCGGTACTTTGAGTAGTTGATGCTACTACTGTGTTACCGCTTGTATTAGCTAAAACTGTTGTACCAGTAGTCGTGAGTATGGTAAAGGTACCGCTTGTACTGTTTATCGATACAGGGTTAAAGGGGGCAGAATGCCCTAAACTGATCACGGTGCCGTTGCTACTAAAGTTCCAGGTACCGCTTTCGCCAACAGAAATAGTTTCGCCACCTATGTCCAAAGTATTACCTGCCAACCACAAAGTTTTAAATCGGTTAGTAGCAGATCCTAAATCATAAGTTATATTTGCACTTGGTAATAAAGAACCTGTGACATATATGTTTGCTTGCGAGGTGCCGCCACCTATATTAGCAAAAAGATTGTTTATTTTTAGGTTAGCAAAGTTTACAACGTTAATATTACTGTTTGTTCCACCTGTGCTATCAGTGAAAACAGTAGTAAAGAGATCATTTGTTTCGTCCCAAATTATGGCAACATTTGAGTTACTGCCGGCATCTCTATTAAAAACAAAGCCAACATCAACATTGGCAGTGTCTGCGCCCCTATTAATTAGTGTAATAGGATCCTGCAGGCTGGCTACGGTAGTGTTTACTTGTGCAAGGCGTGCTCGGGTTAATGCCATCTTTTATCCATAATATTTTGTATTTATGGAAAAAATAAAAGGGCTCCTAAGAGCCCTTGTTACAAAATTGCCCAAATTATAACCGGCCAACTACCACTTCCACAGTACCTGTTTCGCCATCAAATTTCTCTAATGCTTTACCAATAACTGATCCAATGGTTGGAGTGCTGCAAGCACTTGCAAATCCGTTGCCAGCCGACACAAGCATATCGCCTTTTTCCACTGGACCTACTACTCGGCACGGAACCCGCCCAATAAGCGCCACTGCTGTTATATGACTACCAGTCAAGCTGTCGTTCATCAAATAAGCAGGGTTAGTAGAAACTACTCCAGCTACTCTGGTTGTGCCTGCTTGTGCTTGAGTAATTTCTTCAGTGCCGCCAAACTGCACCACAGTGCCCGGACCGTACAGCTGATCTGCAGTATACATTTCTGCCAAGTCAGCATATAAGGCATTGTGAGAAACACCATATATGGTTGCAAAACGAAAGGTTAAATTGCCTAAATATACGTTTGCGTTTGCTTGTGGCTGAATGTTTCCATTAAATCTAATTGGATTAGGCCCAAACGCTGTATCAATTCTTTGTAATGCCATAGCTCTTGTTTCCTTTTTCTATTAGGCCTGATTTTCCTGCCAACGTAGCACTGCTCTTGAAAACACACGAATATTATTGTTAAGTGGAGTAACTACTACACTAAGTGTGTCTGGGCCGTCTGGGAATGTGTTGAATCCACCCAACAAACTGTTGTTAAGTTCTTTTACCTTTGATAAATCATACACAATGGTACTGTAATTAACTCCACCAGTAGTAAGAGAACCAGAATAATTTACAGCATTTTGTCGTGGTGCTGGCGCTGGTATAATTCCTTGCCATACTATTTCACCGCCAGTGGTCAATGTTGCCGAATCATCGTACTGACACAAACTGTTACCTCCAACATTTATCCAGGTTGGTGCAGGATTACTCAATATTCCATTTAAAATTACTTGCATCTGACACGCATCACTTGCTGCCACTTCGAGACTCAACGGCCATACTTGCATGTGGTTACACAAGTCTCTTACGCCAAACCCGCCCGGAATGCCGGAATCCGCAGTTGGTGCCAATCTAAGATTCAAAATAGTATATGGACTAAATTGGTTAATAGTATTTAATTGTCCAGTGGCACTAAATGTATAGCCGCGGTCTTCGTTAAACAAACCATCCATGATCATGGAAGTACCCCAATGGAACAGGGTAGGTGGTGCACTTGGTGCTGTCTCTCCATTTAACACTTCGTATCTTACAGGTAGGTTACCAGAACGGAAGTATGCTTCCACTTTGTTATTTCCGTGTACAAACTTGTGTAGGTAGGCAATTTCACCGTCTTGATCTTTGACACCGTAACGGATTGTACCCGCACCATACCAGGCATAATCAATGTAATACATGAGAATCTTGTTGATGTCCAAATTGAAACCAGTTGGGCCTGTACCATCAGCCTTGTCAATGTTAAACCCACTCTGTGGAATACGTGCATCAATAGTGACGCTTACTTTAACGCCCGACAATGACGTAATTGATGTGTCTGCACGATAGGCCGGAGCCACATCAATACTGGTTGCACTGTTTACCGACACAACTTTGTAACTGTTTCCTTTTACCACAATGAAATCTCCGGCCTTGAGTTCGGTGTCAAATGCTGTACCACTGCCTGAAAAAACCCCCGAGTCTCGGGTCACAGTAATTGTGCCTGACAACTGCCTTGTACTTGATCTACGAACTGCCCATAACGTAGAGCCATCCCATTCCCAGAATGCACCGTTTTGATCATCGTATACACCAGCTCTGTTTTGAATATTGCTTGCAGCCTGTGCTGGATTATTAAATGCCACAGCAAACGAAACTTGAACACCTTTACCAGACTGATACCGAAAATACTTACGGCTTTGTCTAATGATACGACTATTAGGTTGTGTGTCGTTTGTGGTCATTGTAATACCGCCATCAACCGGAGCGGCATATGCTACCCCTTGCGGCCTAACATAAACATTACCTGCACTGGCTGCAAATGAAGTAGTACCTAAAGTTGTGCCAACTGTATATTCAAATGCCTTGGTATTTGATACTGTGGCAATAGTTTGAGCGCCTGTAATGTTTGCCCAACTAAAGTTGACCACCGACAATGTGTTGTTGACTTTTAATCCGTGATTGCTATTTGTAATAACTTGTACTGTGGTGTTACCAAATGTTTTTACGGCTGCAAATCCAATATTGGCTCCGGTAAAAAACGCCCCTGGATAAATTGCAACTCCGTTTTGATTTATGCTGCCTGCAGTGACGGTTCCTGTGCCGGTATATCTGAAAGTGGTTGAATTAATTAAAGAAACTAAAAATTCTCCGTTGGCTTGTTCATCAGTGGTACCAACGACCGTAATGGGTTGTCCTTCTATTAGCCCGTGAGAAGCAGACGTAGTAATTGATACTATAGATGTACCGTTACCGGCTATAGTGCTTATGTTGGCTGTTTGACTCAGGGGTGCATCAGTATTACGGCCGTAACTGGCAAAATAGTTGTTAATAAACTTCATAGTTTGCCATTTTGTAGACTGTGGACCGTATTCAAAGTCGGTATCAATCAAACTTTGTGGTTGACTAACCCGTAATTTTCCAACCGGATCAACTAAAAAGTCTCTAAATGATACTAAAGGAGCCGGTTCTGAATCTGCAATGATTAATAGTTTATCAGTAGAGCTGTAAGCACTTGTATCTACTGGTATATTGCCTACTCTGGTTTGATAATTTCGATCAGTGTACGTGAGGCTGACATTGGTACCTGTTGCAGTAGCAGGTGTATCCAAATAGATAATATTTGTGCCATCAGTATAGTCAACAGTATTACCGTTTGAGGGCATACCTGTGCCGGTTACACGCCATCCTTGCTGTACACCGGTACTATTATAGTTTAATGTATTGAACTGCCCACTCGTCATACTTATTGCTGTGTTACCGCTTGCAGTGGTTCCGGCAACTGTGAGAGCTCTTTGTATATTTGTAAAGGTTACCGCATTAAATGTGGTATCATTAAAATTGTATAAGACAGTTTTACTTGGTACGTGAATAATCAGTAATAACTGTTCCGGAGATACTCGATCCGGTAATGTAATCTGTGTGTTGCCACTGGTACCTGTTGTAAAAATGTACCCCGATGAATAAGTTTTCTTTGCCATTATAAATTTTCCTCTATGCCATATTTATCGTATTTTAAAACCCACCAAAAACAACCGCATAGGTAATAGCTGTTCTTGTAACGCTTGCTTGTGCTGCAGAAGTTGCAGGAATCCATTTACCAGTGGCAGCATTGTATGATAAGAACTGCCCGTCTGTGGGCGATGGAGTAAAATTAACATCTTCTAAGGTTCCTAACTGTTGGGCACCTGTACCAGCTAAAATTTTAACTTCGGCCCGCGAACCAGACGGAATTGGTTCCGTAAATGTTAGATTGGTGCCTGCTAAACTATATGTGCTTTTGGGTTGATATATACCGTTCCACCAAACTTGAATCTGATCGGAATTGGCTGGTGTTTGTCCTAAGTTAAATGGTCCGCTTGTGCCATTACCGTTAATAACAACTGTGGTCAATCCGTTTCCTACACTGGTTGATACCTGTTGACCTTGTTGATAGATGTTACCGCCTACATACAAATTACCAGTTGTAATTACAACATTACTGGTTGCAGTGACAAACTTGTTTGTTGCCACGACCAAATTAGCCGCAGCAGTTCCCGGATCACTATCTGCAGTTTGAATCCAAGTAAATTTGGCATCGGTAGTTGTTTTTACTTCGGCAAAACCTTTTCCAAGGTCTGTTGCTATATAAACAAATACATCCCAACTTGTTCCAGTTCCGACTCCGTTAACACTCTTAACTTTTACACCTTGGATGCCTTCACGATAACCTTGACTGTAATAGTTTGCCTCTATATTGGGACTTGAACCGTTTTGAAAGCGAACAGATATTATATCTTTAACTTGTGCGTCGCCAGCATAACCTTGTCCAGCAATAACAGTAATTTCTACTGCCTCGCCTGCTCCTGCACCGCTGTTTACACTGAATGTGCCTAAATTATACCACGCACCAGCTCCTAATGCAGGAGGCAACTGCATAACATATTTTGTTACTGCAATTTGAGTCACACTGGCAGAATTAGTAGATGTAACATTGCCGCTTAGAACAATATCACTATTGGCAGCAAATATTTTTACTCCGCCTACTTCTAAGCCATTGTGTACTACAAAATTTTTATTAGCCATGGTTCCATATTCCCCTATGTATTATTCTTATTATATCTTCATTAGTGTAGCAAATGTCTTTATGTTTACATTACCAACTGGTGTGGCATTTAAGTTCACATCGTTACCTGAAATATTTGCACTAAATGTAGCCAAATTAGCTGCGCCAGTGAATGTGACACCGTAAGTTGCCACTTGTGGAGTTGTGCCATCGTGTACACAAATAACTTCTGTGGCTTGATATTCGCCAGTACCTTCATTGCTTACCTGTACAAAGAATTTACCACTACGATGTACAGTTTTATCAAATGTGTCAATAATACCTGTTGTTCCGCCTACGATAGATGTGTTAGCGGTATTATCAATGGTCATTAAACCTGCAATGATAGTTACACTTGTATTAGCCTGGAATACATTAGCAGTCAAGGTAGTGAAGTTACCAGTGTTACCAACATTACCACCAATTGGTGTGTCATCAATAGGACCGCCAGTTAGTGCCACTCCGCTGATTGTGCCGCCACTCAGATTGATATTACTTGCGAACAAATAATCAACTCGATTACTTGGTGCTCCAATGTTTGATTGTGTAATTGGATAAAAATCACCGTTTGTATCAATGCGCCAATTTTCAATAGTGCCCAATGAAACATTACCAGTATAAAAACTTAAACAGGTATTATTAGCAACAAATTGATTAAATCCGTTGTCACTTGCTAATTGAGTTACAACAGAAGTAGTGGCTAACACTCTTGTGTCTATTACGTCACCAAGAGCAGGTGCTTCGGTAAACACCAACTGTGCTCCGCTTACTGAGTATGCAGAGCTTGGAATTTGTACAACACCGTTAATTGTAACCAATGTGCCAGATGTTGTTGCATTTGCTGCTAAAGTAAAAGTTGAATTGACTCCATCTACATTACCATACGGATTGCCTGTACTTACATCAAAAGTTCTTGCTGTAATAACAGTAAATGCTGATCCGGTATTATTCCATTGACCACTGCCGTAATACTCAAGTATACCGGTGGTTGAATTAAATCTTAACATACCATCAACGTCAGTATATCCTTGACCGCTTGGCCGTTGTGCGCTTGTTCCTACTGGAACAATAAACGAATCATTGCTTTTTACTATCAGTTTGGCGCCTTGAGTTGTATTTGCTACAGTTAAATTTCCGCCAATTACCACCTGGTCGTATACAGAGTCTGAGTGTGCCCATAATAAAGTATTTTCATTACGTCCACTAATAGTGGTGTCAAACGCAGACTTAGTACTGTTAATTGTTGCACCTAACCCAACATTGATATTTCCACCAATACCTGCGCCACCAGACCCGGTTAATACCAATGCACCAGTAGTTGTGCTGGTACTTGTTGTGCTGCTGTTACCAACTATATTACCGGCTGAAGTTGTTGTGCCTGTAGTAACTAAAGTTCCAATATTTGCAGTTGATGCAGTAATAATATCTGTAACAGTTATATTGGCCACTGTTGAAATAAATCCGCCACTGATAACTGCATTTGCTGTAGTAAAACTTCCAAATGTTACTGCACCTGTGATATTGGCGGTGGTAGCATTCAGTGACGTTGCATAGAATGATGCTGCATTACCTGTAGTGATAGTAGCATTAGATAACGCAGAAATATATCCACCTGAAATTACCGCATTACCTGTACTTAGGCCAGAAGTGACTGCTAACGTTGTGATATTGGCAGTTGTAGAATTCAATATTGTTGCATATAGACCTTGTACATTGGCTTGTGTAAATACGCCAGTGCTTGGAGTAACGCTACCAATTGGAATGTTTTGAATTCCGCTGGTACCTGTGCCTGCACTTAACCAAATTGGTCCGGTGGTAGGAGCATTGATACTGGTAGACACTCGTTGATTGGTAACATATGCGTTTGCAGCAGCAGTGGCACCAATTGACATATTGTCAATAGTACCAATAATTAATGGGTTAATTGTTACTGTGGCTGCGCCTGATTGTGGTGCAAGATATACATTTGCAGTACCGTTAAGTGTCGCAATGACAGCTTGATTGTTTACTGTTAAACTGTTAAGGGTAGAAGCACCGGTCGATACCAAAGTAGTAAACACACCAGTGCTTGGAGTAGCGTTACCAATTGGTGTGGCATTTATACTACCTGCATATATAGTGCCGGCATTAAGGTTGCCTGTGATGCCCACACCGCCTGCTACTGTCACTGCACCTGTAATAGTATTAGTCGACGATGTTGAATTTGATATAATTAGCCCGCCAGACTTAATTGTACCGTAAGTGCCACTAACAACATTACTACTATCTTCAGTGGCGTCTGCAAAATATTCAAAGTATGTTGAACTATTCTTTTGACCAAAGAAGAAATATTTGTCTGATCCAAGATAATAGTTTCCAAGTACACCAATATCTCTGCCATCATTGGTAGTTAAAGGTGCCCCATTGGCAAAGGTATGTAATTTAACTGAACTGTCTTTTACTATCAGATCAATGCTATCAACGCTCGCTGTAGTTCCTAATACCACCAAGTTGCCTGCTACTACTGCGTTACCCCCAACATACAAGTTTTTGGCTATACCAACACCACCAGTAATCTGCACTGCGCCTGTTGATGATGATGTAGACTCGGTACTGTTGGTAACATTAAACGTGCTGCTAACATTGGCTGTAGTAAACGATGCAGGTCCTGCTACATTTGCACCAATGGCAACATTATCAAGATACCCGCCTGCAATATTCGCAAAACTGGTTGCAAAATTTGTAATTCCTGTTATGGTTCCGTTTAGTGCCATTATATTGGCAATATAAGCATTTTCTGTATTAACATTGCCAAAATTAGTATCAAATGCTTCAACATGATCGGCCGTGACATATGTGTTGCCACCAGCACCTGTAATCATTACAATATTACCGCCACTGATTCGTGCATTACCTGTGCTGAAGTTTTCAGTTCTGCCAGTAGTTATGTAAGCATTAGTTAATGCACTAATATATCCGCCAGAAATTACAATGTTGCCAGTACTGGCATTTGTTGCATTTAATGTTGTAAAATAACCACTTGAGGCAGTGCTTGTGCCTATGGGTGTATTTTGTATACTGCCGGCATACACCGCACCAGCGATTCCTGCTCCTCCATCCACTATCAATGCACCTGATGTGGTTGACGAACTGGCTGTAGAGGTGTTTACCCTGAATCCTATATTGGTAACGGTGGCCTTGGTGTTGGCATCGCCATAATCCCCAACGTGAAGTTTGATTGCTGAACCTTCAGTATGTGAAAAGATTACTAAATTACCGGTACTTAATCCTGAATGATGAATTAGATAGCCGTCGTTTGCATATGATCCTGGGTAATTGGCATCGTTATAAGTGCTTGAATTTATACCTAAATCAATAAATCCATCGGTGTCGTTACCGTTGTCTGCCGTTAGTACAAAGTCTGTTGATGCTTTGGTCCCACTATTGATATTCTGAAAGTTAACCTGTGCATAAGTGTCAACATTGCCAGACATCTGAAGCACAGTAGTTGGTAACGCTGTGTATGTGGTAGTACCTGCATATAACGCACCAATGCCGCCGGCATTACCAAAGAATACACCAGTGTTAGAGAATGTGCCACCTACAGGAACATTAATATTGCCGCTAAGTTGAATATTACCAGCTGTGATATTTCCGGCAAATGTGCTTGGTCCTTGCACCCATAGGTCGCCAGTTATTCCTACACCACCGCCGCCTGGTACTACAATAGCACCAGTTGTGTAATTGGTTGCATTTGTGCCTGATGCTGCTACAAGATTGCCACTGACAGCAGCAATACTACTAACTGATAAATTGGTAATTCTGGCTGTCTGAATTGTGGCTGCATTTGAAACTGTAAGATTTCCAGTTATTAAATTTGCTTGAAATTTTCTGTTAATAGAGCCTTTAGTGGCTCCTGTTTCGGTGGTTAAAACTGTGATAAATGCGCCATCAGATTCTGACCATACCAAGGCTGCATTTACGCCACCATAGTTATCGAGTGTACCTAAACTTCGATCTGCTAAAAATCCTACATCGTAAGCAGGTACTCCAACATAACCACTATTAAAAACAATCAATGGATCGTTAACTGTAGTGTCAATTGAATTAACAGTGGTAGTGTTACCGCTGACCGAAAGATTTCCAGTAATTGTAACATTAGAATTTAAGTTAAGATTGGCGTTAAAAACTGACCCCACCAGTGTTCCTGGCGCAATTTTTTGGAAAGTAATTGTACTATCAGTAATCTGATTATTCTTAATTCTTGTAACGGCCATCGCAAAGTCCTTGGTTTATACTGTAATTGTAGTATTTACCAAAAGAACAATGTTATTGATTGGCTACTATTGATACAAAGGAAGGAAATATTGCGTGCCGCTTACGTAAATTTTTAGCCAGCTTGCTGGACTTGCAGTATTGCTTGGTGTTCCTGTAGTGGAACTAAGATTTACGTTTCCGCCGACATGTAAATTAGCCCATTGATTGTTTATAGACCCAAGATCGTAGGTTACATTTGCAGCAGGACTTACGTTGCTGGCAATATTTGCAAAATTAACTGTGAGTGCCGCCACACCAGAGGCCAAATATCTTATTTCAATAATATCAGTGACTAATGGTAATTCTGAAAACGTGATTTGATTGCCACTTACACTATAGGCTCCAGCTCCGGCTTGTTGAATTGTACCATTGATATTGACCAAGATAGCATTTTCTACTGTGGCTTGTGTAAGAGTATAAACAGTGTTGAGACCGTCGGGCACAATTTGTTGAGTACTAATTAAGTTTGCTCCAGCTACCCAACTTGATCCGCCCCACCATTCGATTGATCCAAGGTCGGTATTGTACCTAACATATCCATAATCTGGATTTGGTGGTCTTTCTGCTGTGGTGCCCGACGGTATATCAAATGCGCTCACGCTGTCAAATCTTATGATGTTATTAGGATTATTTGTTGCCGCACTTATATGCAAATCGCCAGTTGAGCTGGTAATTTTTTGAGCAACAATGTTACCTGTAGCAGTTACAGTGCCGGTAACATTGATATTTGACGAAACATTTATATTACCAAAATTACCCGTTGTGCCTTGTACATTTCCAACAAACCAGCTGGCATCAATATTTCCTGTAAACGTTGCATTGGTGCCCGAAATGTTTCCTGTCAAATTGGCGGTGACATTACCTCCTCCAATTATAATATTTGACGTACTCAAATTTGTAACAGTGGCCGAAGTTATGTTTGCTGTTGTTGAATTTAAAGTTGTTGCGTACCAACTACTAACATTTCCTGTGCTGGATGTTATGTTGGATATCTCTGTAAAATATCCACCAGTGATTACTGCATTGGCTGTGCTAAAATTAGTTATATTTCCTGTCGCTATGTTGGCACTGGACGAGTTTATAACTGTAGTGTACCATGCGCTCGAGTTTCCGGTGTTTACTGTAATATTAGATAATCCATCAAAATATCCGCCGCTAATTACTGCATTAGCGGTATATAAATTTGAAGTAAACAACGACCCTGATATGTTTGCCGAAGTTGCATTAAGTGTAGTTACATATAAATCACCTACATTACTTGTTGTCGCTGTAAGATTAGATAGACTATTAATATAACCACCAGAAATTACTGCATTAGCAGAACTTAGATTATTAACTTGTGCAGTGGTCGCTGTAAGATTAGATAGACTATTAATATAACCACCAGAAATTACTGCATTAGCAGAACTTAGATTATTAACTTGTGCAGTGGTCGCTGTAAGATTGGCTAAGTTATTGATGTAGCCACCAGAAATTACTGCATTAGCAGTATTAAAATTTCCTGTATATAGTGTGTCTGATACATTTGCTGTAGTTGAATTTAGCGTTGTAGCATACCATACACCTGCGTTGCCGGTTGTTACCGTAAAATTGTCATAGGTAATATCAAGTTCACTAATCTGTCCCCATCGTAGATTACCTAAACCATCTGTGTATAAAACATTGTTTGAAGATCCACCGGTAATTACAATATTAGACGTGCTGCCAAGATTAATAACACCGGTATTACTTGTTATAGTATTACCAAGTATGACAATATTTGCCATCTTGACATTTCCAGAACTGTCAAATACATATTGCGGACTGGCATTAAGAACACCTACTCTTAGGTTGTTAACATCCAGATAAAGAAGATTTGATTGAAATGCAAGATCAACACCTTGTCGTTCAAGGTTGCTAAACAGCATTGGTCCGGATATACGCCCAATTGCCATTGTGTTCCTTATGCAGCGTTTGTGCTGTTTAAATTATGAACAACAACAATTTTGTTTGGGTTTATCCCTGGTGCAGGCGGGGGGCTGGTAAAACTGATTGTGGTTGCCGATACTGTGTACGCTGTAGTAGGTTGTTGATAAACTCCGCCAATTGATACTAATACAGCATTGTCTGAACTTTCAGACTGACTCATAGTAAAGTTAGTTGTAACTCCGTCGCCGGTAAATTCATCAACAACAATATTGACAGATCCAATTTTTGCCACTTGATTCCAAACCCCAGCAAAAAATAATTCTACCTTGTTGTTAGATGTGTTAAATCTTATCTGGCCGTTTATAGGTACATCTGGGCCTACGCTGCTACTACCAAGCGGCAGTTGAACTGCATAGCTGCCTCCTTCAAGTTGAGTATTTTTTAAATATCTTCCCATTGTTATAAGCCTATGGTACTTACGGTCGCTACAATTGCATTACCTACATTAGCATTAGCTCTGATGCTATCACCGGGGCCTAACACTAATTTTTCCCAATCTATAATATAAGTGTCGCCGGCTGTAATTGTTTTATTAGTATATGCAATATTGTTTGAGTTAGCTTCAAATCCAGCTGGTACTACATATAAATTAAATGTGGTTGTTGAACCGTTACGATTACAAAAATACATTGTAGTAATTGCATCACCATTGGTTGAAGCACAAGCAAATACATTTGCTGCTGCTTGTCCTGAATCTAATAAAACGCTATTATGAATTGCCATTTTTATTCCTTATAATACCAGTGAGTATACAATTGCTTTTTTAACACTGGCAAGTTCTCTATTTGTATTTGTGGTATTGGTTACATATAAGCCAGAACCTCCTGCATTGGGAGTCTGTGAATATATGACATTGTAGCCTGCTATGGCACTGGGAACCACTGCGGTATTTTTTACTGATAAATTACTATCAAAAGTGACTACAGCAACATTACCACTATAAATTGTCCTTGCCAACGTGTTGAGATTACCACCTAAGCTTGGGTTAGGATCATCAGCCACTGCGCTGGCTCCTGAACCCGAACTTGATCCAATATTACCGTAAGTTGTGCCATCTGTTGTCAGCTGCCATTTATCAAACGTTTCATTCCAACGTATTGATACATTTGCAAGTCCTGATCCTGCACTGTTTTTTCTATCAATTTCAATACCGGCTGTACCCAAAACCACACCACTTGCGCCGCCACCACCTTTGTTAATGGTGATTATATTGTCGCTAACTTCCAATTCAGTTTTAGTTACAGTGGTAGTGTTTCCGCCAACTTGAAGATTTCCGTCAATAAAAACCGTACGGGTAGCTAATGTAATATCCGCTGCTGGATTTACCTGAGTGCTAATTAATAAATCTGTATTAAAATTTTGTACAGAAGGCATTTATACTATCCTTATTCAGTGTATTTATGCTGAGAAATAGTTTGTGTTTCCATAAAAAAACCCGCCATTGGCGGGTTTCTTTTACAACATTTTGATCAATGACATTCAACGTTGGCAAATGTGGATGTAGCAACACTATCGCTTGTTCTCCAGCGATACCTGTTGTTGCTTTGATCCCAAACATACTTGTTGGAAATTCTGCTTACATAAAAACGAGTGTTACTTGTATTATATCCAGTTACAGTCATAGTGCTTGATCCTGTTGCTGGAGTTGCGTTAGCAGCATCAGCGCCTGCGGTTAAAGTACCTACGGTTACACTTGCATTACTGTGTGTTGCGCCGTTTACTGCACCGGTTGCGTTTGCTACTAAAAATTGCTTGGAACCTTTTTGAGCAATAATGTAAGCATTTGCATGAAGGATCCCTGCATCTGTTCTATATTGTACTTTTACAGTTTTTACACCTTGTACGGTAACCCATTGCGGTATGCCGCCGGTGCCACCAATTGAACTAATTGTTGTACTAACTTCTTGATCTACTAATGTGCCGTCACTTCTTTCGTGACTGATTTTTAAACCACGTGCCATTTTGTTGTCTCCTTAAAATTGGCGTTCCAGGCCTACGCGGTTGGCTCCGCATAAGTTCTTATGAACAAGTATATTTATAGTACGGATAACAAAAAGCCCCTTGCGGGGCTCTTTTACGCTTGATCTACAAACTTCTTAAGCTCCTCGGCCTTGCTGATAATATCAGTGCTGGTTGGAAAATCTGGCAGAGTTGGATACGGAAGAGTTCCTCGATTGGCATCAGTTAACTTAGAATGATATTCATTAATTTTTGCTTCTCGGGTTTGATAGACTGGCGTTTGTAAAATACTTTGTGCCAAATGTAAAAGTTCGAGACGGATCTCGTATGGTGTTTTGCTCATATTTTTCCTCCTTGTGTGTATGTGTGTAAACACGAGCTGTAGCTGTTGCTACAAAGATATTTATTAACAGAAACTGTACTCAACAAAAAACCGCCTTGCGGCGGTTTAATGTTTCCCATCCCGAGTGGAAATTACTGGAACGATAGATTTGAAACAGCAATTTCGCCAAGGTAGTCAGCAGCGTTACCAAACGATGACGCTGTGTTTGTTAACTCGATATAACCATAACGAGTCATGAAACCAACTACTGGCTCAAATGTACTTGGATCTAACACAACACCAGAACTCATTAGAGGAATATATGGGCAGTAGAACGCGGCTGCATCAGCCTCGCTTGAACCCTTATAACCAACTAAAACAGCCTGGCTGTCGCGTGCATAGCTGTCAACATAGATACGCATTGCACCGTTTAGTGTACCAACAAACTTAGTGTTAGTAGGTGCTTCAAATGTACCTTCAGTTGTACGAGCAAATGCTGAAGTTGTTGCGCTCTGTAACACAGTTAGAGCTGCTGGACTTACAACTGCCCAGTTACCAGCGCCACGACGTGTACGTGAAGCGATTAGGTTTGCTGTACGATTGATTAGAACAGCCAAAGCAGCGTGTTCGTCACCAACGAAAGTAGCAGTACCACTAACAGCAGCTTGGTCAAATGTAAACTCAGTTGCTGCAAGGCTACGTAGTGAACCTAAAATTTCTTGGTCGATCTCAACAGTGATCTCTTGTGCAAGAGCTGCCATGATTTCTGCTTCGATGTCTAAACCATGCATGGCTTGTGCATCTTGTGCAGCTTCGAAAGTCCAGCGAGCTGATAACTTACGAGTCTTGGCTTCCACAACTTGCTTTAGAATCTGAACGTTGATTCTGTTACCTGTTACACCTTCAAGTGTGCTTGTTGAAGCTGCTCTACCGTTAGTAGCAGTGCCACCATTGGTTAAACCAGAATAAGCAACAGCAATCTTGAACGGACTTAGTGCTTCGTCGCCTGCTGTTGTGCTACCGTTTTCACCTGCTGGATAGTATCCACTTGTGGTATCAGTAGTGTTGTCAGCATAACGAACACGTAGTGTGTGGATCTGAGCAACAGGTCCAGTCATTGGCTGAACACCAACGATTTCGTTAGCAATAACTGTCGGCATTACACGACGAATTACTGGTAGAATTACACGGTTAAGTGTAGCTACATTTGAAGCAGCAGTGGCACCTGCAGTTGCAGTTTCCATCAAGTGCTTGCGGGTATTTTCAAGAATTACACCCATTGTGGTTCTTTTCGAACCGTTTAAGCCTTCGAGCAGAGCGTCTTTTGTTTCGCCCCAACGGCTTTCTAATAGTGCTTGTGACATAATTTTCCTTTTCTCCTATTTAGGGTTCACTTTAGCCCTGCTAATCGCTTGATTTCAAAAACGTTATTGGCGTTTTCTTCCACAGCGAGTGAATTAGCAGATTTATCACCAGTTACTTCTACACGGCTTTCTGACAATACAGTTTTTTGCTGTGTTGGCTTCTGTGCTGTGTTGTTTAAAACAGCTGGTAGATACTTGTCGTATGCGCTCTGTAACTTTACAGTTTGCACACTTTCAAGAAGTTCGCTCATTACTGTAGCTTTCTCCTTGTTTAAAGGTTTTAACAGACTTGCAAGTATTTCTTTGCGTTCTGCTGATTCCTTAATAACTTTAATTTCTTTTTCTTTTGATTCAACAATCATTGCAGCTTTTTCTACATGAGCTTGTGCTTCTTGTAAAGCTTGCTCTTTAGCAGCAACAACAGCTTGTAGCTTGCGAATTTCTTTGTTCTCATTTAGGTGAGTAACTGCAAATTCACTTGCAAAAGCTTCAAAGATTTGACGACCAAACATGTTCTCACGAGCAAGTTGGATGTCTTCTTTGAGTTGAGTCATTTCTGACTCCAGTTTTCTGGTAATTGATTCTTTAACAAGTTCTGCAGAACGAGCAATGAAATTCTGTTGCAGTTCGGCAAGTTTATCTTTAGCACCAGCAATTAGACGAACTTTTGTCTCAACTACTGCTTGCTTGTCTTGCTCAAACTCTTGAATTTCTTCTGCGAGTGATTTGATCACAAATGATTCAAGCTTACTAACACTGTTTTCATATTGTTTACGATCTTCACGTAGTTCTTTAATTTCTTCGGCTAACTTACCAACTAAGAAATTGTTGAACCTTTCGCTGCTTTCCATCATGTGAACTTTGAATTTCGCACGATCTTCTGCTAATGCTTGTTTCTCTGCTGCAAACTCTTCAAGTTCACTGTGTAGAGATTCAGTTACCATTTTGTCCAGAGCTTCAACCATAACTTGTTTGTCATGCTGATAGCGAGTAGCAAATTCTTCACGAAGTTCTGCACGAACACTTTCACGAGCTTCAAGAAGCTTTGCTTCCCACGCTTCCGTGATCGCCTGTTGCGTATCTTCGTTTATGATGCCGCTGTCTACCAATGGTTTGATAGCATCTAATAACATCAGGTTTCTCCTATTTTAACTTAAGGTCTTTGATAAGGCGTGTAATGCCTTCTTTCAGGTACTTCTGTACTTTTTGATCTTGTGTGGCATCACGAGCCACATCTAACACTCGGTGTCCGTGACGCATATTCATCAAGCCCTCATAGATTGCTTTAGGATATGCATGCGGAGCCGAAGGCTGTGCTACAATGTCAACGGTGATAATATCAAAACCGCTGACATGTCCTGTACTTTCATTAACTTCGCCACTACCACGACTACTAACACCTAATTTAACGCCTGAAGTAATCATTGCTTCGACAAGCTTGCCCATGGGTGTTGGCAGGATTTTTAGCTTACCGTGGCCGCAAGGACCGTCCATCCACATTTCAGTAATCATGTGGCTAACACGATCCAAATTAATCTTTAGGTCATCAGGGTGATCAACTTCGCCTAAAACAGAATGTCCTGTTTTAATTTGTTCATTGATTTGTGTTACGGCTTTCTGAATTTCAGAAATAGGATAAACACGTTGGTTGGCATTTTTTACGCCTCCCTCAATGAATATCCCTTTCATATATAGATTCTTACCTTCGCCGATTGTAGAGTCTTCGGTTAGGACCTCTATCTGAGCTCGGTCGAAAGTAAGATTCTCTTTTAGGTACAAAGCCATATTATTGCCCTAACTTAGTTGCCGCCTGGTTCAATGCTTTTCTTCTGAACTGGAACTGATCCATCAGTAGTTTGGCCTTCACCAGATTTAGCTTTTGCCTTGTTACTATACCAGTTTTGTGCGCCTTTGTTGCCGCCTGGCTTGTTAACATTGCGTTTTGCTACATCAATTTCTTGTGCGCCTTTAAGAAAGCCGCCGGCTTTGCCATGCGGACGTTGACCATCTGGTGCACTTTCATTTCCGCCTTTTGCAATATTAGCTGCGCTACCGCCCATGTCGTTTTTACCAGCAAGTGGGTTCTTGGTGTTACCAGCTGGTTTGTCGCCACCTGCACCGGTTCCCACTGGAGTAAATTCGGTGTTGCTGGGTGTGTTGATTTTCTCTACGTATTCACGCATTAGATCAACTGCTGTTTTTTGCATAGGACGACGGCTTTCGGTCATTTCTCCATCTTCTTCGTTGTCATCATCGGCTTCCATCATTTTAAATTCATCATCGTCGCCCATGTCGTTATCGTCGTCATCATCACCGTCGCCCATGTCAT